GTGGAATGTTCGTTGGAGTCGTGGAATAGTTCACTACGGTAGTGGTCGTTGATGGTCACACATGCTCGCGCATGACGCGCGCACACTAACGTTAGCGAGTGCTAGGAGTTCTGATATGGATGATATGTCATCATCCACATAATAAACAATATCAATGGCTTAGCCTACCGCGGCGCTGCAAGCCTACTATCTGCCCTACGTTTAGGAGGGTTCGCGAGCCCGTTTGCGGTCGCGTGAGCGCAGGCAAAGAAAAACCCGCGAAGCTTTCGCCTCGCGGGCTTGTGAGTGTAGGTAGGTGACGCTACGGTACGAGGATATCGTCAGCCGCGTCGTTCTGCGCTTCTGCGCTTGGCTGCGTCACCGGCGCAGTGCGATGTGCACCTTGCGGGCGGCGCTCACGGGCTTCGAGCTTGCGCTGGCGGGTTTGCACGTCACGCATACGCTTCAGCGATTTGGGGTCGAGTGCCGACAGGAAGCGGATAACCGTATCCCAGCGATCGGACGGAAATTCCGCCGCGATGTCCTCGATCGTGTCCACAGCGCGCTTGATCGCTCTGGCAGCGCGGGTGGCATCCGTACGCTCATCGTGCACTACGACATCCGCCAGCAAGTGTGCGTCAACCGCAGCGGATGAACGCGCTTCACTGTCACTCGCACGGCTTGCTAGCAAGCCGGTTGATCCGACCACCATGTGCCATTTGCGCTTGAATGCGTCACGCAATGGCGTGTCAACGTGCGGCCGCTCGATCTTCTCGCCGGCTTCCTTGGCGTCTTTCACCGCCTTGTCGGCAGCGGCGATCTTCGCGCCTTCCGCGTCCCATAGGCGCTGCGCCTCGTCGAACGCATCCGCAACGTGCTCACGGGCTAGCGGGTGGATCACACGCTCGCATTCCTTCGCGAACTGCGTGAGAGTGCCGACGGTTTTGGGATCGTTGGCCTTGTAGGCGGCGATAGCCGCTTTCATGCCTTCCTTGGCATGATCCATGTCCCAATTGCCCTTGATCGCGAGATCGGCCAGTTCACGCATGAGCGCCTCTTTCACGCTCATGTCGTTGTCCGTTGCGCCCTTAAGCGCATCGCTCGCTTCCACCTTCGCGGTGTTCGCCAGCAAGCGCCGCTCGAACGTGTTCGTGAACGCCTTCATGACATCTGCGGTCACGCTATGCACCGCGTTCGCAACGACGGGCTTGGCGGTCGTGTTCGGCAGCGTCTTCGTGTTTGTGGGCTTAGGCATTTGTGCACTCCATGTGTAAGGGACGGGATGTCCACTATCGGCCACGATGATTTACCTGCCGCCACTACCGGTAGTTCGGGGCTTTCGCCGACGGCCCAATCCCGCACGCATGCGTGCGCGATGGAAGCCCTCGGCCTCGGCTCGGCCCCCGGCCTATGCTGTCCATGACCCCGGCATGGCCCGGTGCCGCCTCCCTAGTCACCCAGACGCGAGGCATCGGAATACCGTGTTAACCTTCGTTAATCTCACGAGCTTAATATTATAATTTTTCCCCTTGCCGCGCGAGTCGCCAATCCGTAATCTCGCATTCACCCCCTAGTCACATCGCTCCCCCGATGCCCGCACTAGAAACCGATGGCGAAGGATTTTTACGTTTTGCCGCAGTATCTTGCACTGCGTTGGGCTCGCGTGGAGCCCGTTTGGACGACCTCACCTGGTTCTACCGGGGGTTACCCGGCCTCGGCGTCGCCACCGTCCTGCACCTGGGCCACGTCACCGGTGCGCCCCTGCCCGACCTGGCGGACAGATATCCCTCCGTCGAGGGCGTCGTTACCTTCGAGAACTGGAACACCGACGCTCCCCTCGCGGCCAGGGACATGCACGAGCGCAAGGACTGGATCGGCTGCGACGGTCGCTTCCAGATATTCCACGGTGCCTCGCGCCACCTACATCCCGTTCCACTGACACTGTTCCACGGCGCAGGTGACAAAACTCAGTCACTCGCGCAGCGCGTCCGGCGGCGCGAGTGGCAGTTCAGTGAAGGGTACGACACCGACACCAGGTCGGAGATCATGCTGCTCGGGAGCCACCGCCGGATCGAGCACCGCTACTACCAGAACGCCCGAGGTGACCAAAGTTTCGCCGCCACCGTCGGCATCTTCGAGGCCAAGCCGCGCTACCGCAACCCGCCCGACCCCTATGGCGGCACGATCGTCGAGGTCCAGCTCGGGCCTGACGGCACCCTGAGTTCCTGCGTCATTAGGTTCCGCGACATGTCGGGTGGCATGCCCGACGTGCGCCCAGTAGAGAGGTTACCCACCGCAGCATGATGAGGCCGAAGACCGCCGTGGGCGGTCGAGGACCGAATGGGAGGATGACATCGTGAGTGACAGCCAGCGCCGCAAGTTGCGTGAACTGATCGAGTACCCCTGGTGCCGCCGCCCCCTTGCGATTATCGCGTGGACCTTAGACTACCGGGGGTACGTGCGGCATTCTGACGCATACAAACACGCTAAAGGTTTAAGCTTACTGTAAGCTTGACCGTTAAGTTGCAACATTTTGTATGTATCCCAATACTATAGCCGACTGAAAGCGCGGCTGGTCTACCCCGATCGGGCTAACGTCGTGGTTTTCAACGCTCCTGGAACGTGTTGTTGTTTCTGTGGTTTATTACCGCGGATGAAAGTATGATCCTCATACTACTAGCACGAGTGCGCCAGGAGCCGAGACGTGAAACCCGCTACCGCCGACCTTCCCCGCGTCACAGCGGCGGAGGTCGATGCCGTCGTTGACTACCTTCAATCTTTCGAGAGGACGCAGCGCCGACCCGAGGCGACCGCGAAGCTCCTGGTGCTGGCGGTCAAGCTGCACCAGAAGCACGTCCCCTGGCCGTCGCGTCCCGCTGTCGCGGCGCATCTCGACGTGTCGCTGCCCCTCGTCGACGTGGCGATCTCGCAGCGCCGCGCGCAGGGGATCATCAAGGTCGTGATCGAGACCACGCAGGGTCATGTGCGCAAGCGCCCGTCGGTGATCACCCACCGCTACATCGAGCCGTCCCCGTCCCTGGTCGAGGCTGTCGAGAAGGCCGCGACGCCGGCAGCCGGGCGCGCCCGCCGCAAGGTGACGCAGACCGCCTAGGCCAAGGGCGGGATTTTTGGTAAGCTAGCCAGACTTAGGCACGGATTAGACGGCGAGTGCCGCAAAACCCCGTCAGTGGTGGGGCTGCAACGTACTCCATAGGCAGCCCGCGACCGCGATCTCCCCAATAAATTTGGGCCGCACTACGAGTAGTGGTGCGGCCTGATTTTTGTTAGGCTGGGGATATGGGTCAGCGGATGACATGCCCCGGCTGCGGCGCGGAGTTACGCCAGAACTGGCTTTGCCGGATCGTCGACGGGCGCGCGGTGCCGGACTTCCCGGTCGAGGACGACGAATTTTACTGTACCGTGTGCGGCGACGAGGTGCATGCCGGCGAGGTGCACGAGCCTGCGTTTGTCTATGTGGAGGGGCGCAGCAGCATTACGTTCCGCCCCAACCGTCGCGGGATGAGCGCCGTGCTGGACAATAACATCCGGGCCGCGCGGCACTTTCTCCTGCTCGCGGAGGAGGGCGTCACGCTCGACGAGTGCATCCGGCGTATCGGCTACGACGCGCCCTCGGTCATTTCTTCGGCTCGTGCTCCAGCGCGATCTGCATGCACTGGTCGAGCAGCTTCCCGACCATCGAGGTCCGCTGAGCGACCTGATCGTCGAGGAACCACATCACGATCCCCAGAAACAGGATGTTGATGATGCACAGCAGGAGAAATCCTGGGGGCAGCGCGGTGATCAGCGACTGCCCCAGCTTCGACACCGCGCCGGTCACGGTCGGGCGATCGTCGCTCATTGGTTGACATCCTGGGCACGCACAAGATCGTCCTTCAGGCATTCGAGGATGCCGATCATTTCCAGCCGGCTGTGGCGCTTGCCGCGCTCCATTGTGAACCACTCGCCGCTGCGCGCCTGGAAGCCCATCACGTAGACCGTGGCGAACTCGCCCTCGCGGGCGCGCCGCGCCAGGTCGTCGAGAAAGTCGGCGATGTGATCGGCGTCGGGCTTCGAGAGCGACACCACCTCCAGGTTACGGCCAGTCATCGTCGAACTCCTCGTCGTCGTGTTCGGGGTCGGCCCACAGCGCGATCGTCACCACCGTCAGCAGGATCACGTAGCCAAGGGCGAACCACAGCCAGGTCATCGCGGCGGGGGCCGCGAGACCGGCGTCAGGGTCACCCCCCAGCCGATCAGTACGGCGAAGAACAACCACGCCATCCAGTGCGGCGGGTCGAGCATCAGGTCCACCCGGCAGCCGAGGGCGTGTTGGCGTACGTCGCGTTCGGGTTGAAGTAGCGCCGCTCGCGCGCCATCACCCGCCCGGTGTAGTTGGACTGGGTGCCGAGGCAGAAATACTGGAGCGCGTCGGCGATGTCGGACCACGGGTGGTCCTTCTCGGGGAGATCGTCGAGCACTCCGTCCCGCCTTCTCCTGTACCTGTACTTATTGCCGAGAGCGGTCACCAGCGTCGGGCAGCCGTCCCTGCTGATCTGCAGCGCCGGCGCGCCCATGACCGTCTGCCTTAAAAATTTTTCGACGGCGAGCAGCCGCATGTCGATGACGTTCGTGCTCGCCGGATACGCCAGGAAGCCCTCGTCGTGGAGGACATCAAACGGCGTCTCCTCACGGGTCTGTGATCGCTGCCGGCCCGCCGGGTCGCCCACCACGAAGACCCTTTTCCCGGCAAACGGCGGAGAGAATAATACCGGCTTCAGGTGTTCCTGAAGCATCTGGGTCAGCCCCATACCCTCGGTGACCACCTCCTTCATGATGATCGCCCGGCCAAAGTTGTCGTGCTGGCCGATCACCGCGCAGGGCGTGCGCCCAAAGTCGAGCCCGACCATGATCGGGCGGTTGGGGTTGACCACCACCGCCATGTCCTTGACGTGCGTCTCGGCGTGGAAGGTCTTGCGGAAAACCGCGTGGCCGGCGTTCGACGAGCCCCACTGGCTCTCGACGTGGACGCTCGCCCAGTCCACGTCCTTGTCGCCCATCAGCTCGTCGTAGTAGCCGTCGGGCAGGTTCTCGATGTTCTCGGCGTCGGGGCCGATCCCGCTCGGCTGGTGGTACAACCCCCATGACGGGTGCGGGTTGAGCACCATCCTGTCGTGGTACTGGCTGTCGACATCCCACGGGTTGGTGTCGGCGATGATCCCGCGATACCGCGCGCCGCCCAGCGCCTTCGACGGGTAGCGTCCGCACCGGCCCAGGAGCGGGCGGATGATGTCGAACGGCACCTCGCGTATCTCGTTGACCCACGCGCCGGTGAGCTGCAGCGACAGCAGCCGCCGCACGTCTTCCTTGCTGTCGAGCGGCAGCAGCATCCAATCGCTGTGCACGCTGGTCCCGTCCGGCAGGTTGAGCCGCACCTGCAGGGTCGAGTCGGTGACGTAGTAGTGCACCGTCTCGCCGAGGTACTGCATCGCGTCGGCGAGCACGGTCTGGCGCAGTTGCTGCAGCGTGTTGCGGATCAGCGCCCACCGGGTGTAGCGCACGCCGTTGTGCGGCCATTGCTCGCACGAGCGGCGCAGCAGCTCCATGATGCAGCCCATCGACTTGCCGCTGCCCAGCGGGCCGACGATCACCCGGATGCGGTGATCGTCATCCAGCATGAAGTCCTGCACCGTCGGCGGCGGGGTGTAGAGCATCAGCGTGCTCTTCTCGTCGTGGACACGGGCGCGGGCTCCGCTGGCGTGACGGTCGCCCACGGGCAGGCGTTGACGTCGATCTCGGCGGTGCCGCCGCTATTGGCGAGGACTGTCTCGACCGGCGACTGCAGCACCTGGCTGAGCAGCGCCTGGGCGGCGATCAGGCTTTCCTTGGATTGCGGGCACAGGGTGAGGACCATGCGGGCGACGCCGCCGTCGATCCCGCGTGCCACCGGTCGCGCCGCCGGGCTCAGCGTGTAGAGCCCGCCAAGGGTCTCGCCGAGATTGGCGCAGCCGGTGAGCAGCGCGACCAGGACGAGGCTGCGCCACATCAGATGTCTTCCTCGACCTCGGCGTCCTCGCCACTACCGGTAGTGTCGTCGGTCGGTGGCGGGATCGAGTCGGCGTCGAGAACGGTGGTGCCGGTGATCTGCTGGGCGCGGCCCCCGGCGAAGTTGATCGTCAGGTTGAACGGCGCGCCGCCACCCTTCTCGGACTTCGCCGCCGCAGCCGGCGCGCCGTCGACGCCAGCGCCGCGCTGCATCTGCTTGAAGCCGTCGATCCGGTTGCCGATCGGGGTGCGCGGGTCGGCGACGAGCGCCGCGATCGGGATGATGAGCTGCTCGGTCGCGCGCAGGAACTTGGCGCGGATGCGCCCCTCGGTGGCTTCGTCGCTGAGAAACAACGCGCGCATCCTGCGCGCTTCCAGAACTATCGAGGGATGCTGTCGCAAGTACTCGCGAAGCTGATACTTGTCTTTCAGCCCGTATCTACTGGCGATGACATCGCTGTTGTGCATGCCGGTTGCTAGATCGTACTGCAACCGCAAGATCAGCGCGTCGTCGAGCTGCGGGCTTTCACTGAGGACAAGAGAACCCGAGTTAGCGACCGGAGCGGGCAACATCTGCATTTGGTATCGCCGGCTATTGCATACGCTAAATTTGATGGTATAGAACTATGAAGTTCATATTAAAAGGGCGGTGATTTGCCCAACGCGCTGCCGATCCCTGGACCCAGAACACTCCCGCTCACGCGCGAGACCGGGCCGGGGTTCTTGCGCGTCGTCAGCCCGGCGCAGCTCGACGAGCAGGAGCAGGCGACGCTCGCCGCTCAGTCGCAGGCGCGGCGTCCGGTGCAGCCCCAGGATTTGGGGTCGTTCATCCGCGAGCGGTGGAATGCCATGCGCAACCACCGCAACTCGAACCGCAATCCCTTGAACGAGCGCCTGTTGCGGGCGCAGCGCATGTTCGAGGGCCAGTACGATCCAAGCAAGCTGGCGGAAATCCGCAAGTTCGGCGGCAGCGAGGTCTACAGCCGCATCGTCGCGGTGAAGTGCCGGGGCGCAACGTCCCTGCTCCGCGACGTGTATCTCGGGGCCGACCGCCCGTGGTCGATCGACCCGCAGCCCGACCCGCCGGTGCCGCCGGAGATCATGACCTCGATCACCCAGCTCATCGCGTCCGAGGCGGCGCAGATGCACCAGCAGGGCGCGCCGCCCGAGTTCCAGGATGTGCACGCGCGCTATGTCGGCCTGGTGCGCCAGGCCCAGCAGGCGGCGCGGCGCGTCGCGGTCGAGCAGGCCGAGGCGGCGTCGAACAAGGTCGAGGACATCCTCGAAGCGGGGAATTTCTACGACGCGCTCGCCGAGTTCCTCGTCGACCTGGCGCTCTACCCGTTCGCGGTGATCAAAGGCCCGGTCGTGCGCATGGTGCCCAAACTGATATGGCAGGGGCGCAGTCCAGTAATGCAGACCGTTCCGCAACTATTCTGGGAACGGGTAGATCCATTTAATCTGTACTGGGACCCCGGCGCGTCAAAGATCGAGAACGCCGAGCTGATCGAGCGCAAGAAGCTGTCGCGCTCTGATCTCAACGATGTCTTGGGACTGCCTGGCTACAACGACGCCGCGATACGCGGCGCGCTTGAGGACTATGCCCACGGGCTGCGCGACTGGCTCGACGCGCCCGATACCGAGCAGGCGCTCAACGTCGGGCGCGAAGCGCCGCAGCAGAACCGCTCGCAGCTCATCGACGCGATCGAGTACCACGGCAACGTCCAGGGGCGCACCCTGCTCAACGAGGGCGTCGACCCCGACCAGATCGACGATCCCGACAAGGACTACCTGGTGCAGTCGTGGGTGGTCGGGCGCTACACGATCAAGACCCAGCTCACCCCGAACCCGCGCAAGCGCCACCCCTACTACGTCACCTCGTTCGAGAAGGTGCCGGGGACGATCGCCGGGCACGGGCTGCCGGACATCCTCGAAGACATCCAGGAAGTCGCCAACGCCTCGCTGCGCGCGCTGGTCAACAACATGTCGATCTCGTCGGGTCCGCAGGTCGTGATCAACACCGAGCTGCTCGACCCGACTGTTAACGAGGACCAGCTATACCCCTGGAAACGCTGGAAAGTTAATTCGGACCCGCTGGGCTCGACGCAGAAGCCGGTGGACTTCTTCCAGCCACAGTCCAACGCCCAGGAGCTGATGACGATCTACCAGGGGATGTCGTCCTTGGGCGACGACACCTCGGCGATCCCGCGCTACGTCACCGGCGAGAGTTTGTCGGGCGGCGCGGGTCGGACCGCTTCCGGGCTCAGCATGCTGATGGGCAACGCCCAGAAAGTATTGCAGACAGTCGCCGCAAACATAGACATCGACGTTGTTCGGGGAATACTTAGTTCCCTCTACGACATGATAATGCTTACCGACCAGAGCGGCATTTTGTCTGGTGACGAGCAAATAAAAGTCAATGGTGTCGTGGTCGCCCTGCAAAAGGAGACCGAGCAGCAGAAGCAGCTCCAGTTCCTCCAGATCACCGGCAACCCGATCGACATGCAGATCGTCGGAATGACCGGTCGGGCGCGGGTGCTGCGCTCGTTGGCGCAGGCGCTGGGCCTGCCCGACGACATCGTGCCGGACGACGACACGATCCAGGAGAAGGAACAGCAGCAACAGCAGATGCAGGCGGCGCAGATGATGGTTCAAGCCGCCGCCGGTGCCGCGAAGGCGGGCGGCGGTGGGCCTGGTGGACCTGGTGGTCCAGGTGCGCCCAACGCCCCCGCACTGCCTGGTCCAGGCGGACCGACGCAAGGGCAGGCCGGCAGCGGCTCGCCGGCAATCCCGCCGCCGTCGCTGTCGCAGGTCGCACCCCCGGTCAACACAGTCTCACCCCGGTAGGAGAAGCTCGATGGCAGATTTTGGCGACGACAAGGGGATCACCTCTAAGAGCATGGAGATGACCAAGGGCGGCAGCTCGTACACGAGCGGTCCGACCGGCAGCTCGCGCTCCTACCCCAAGGGCGGCAAGGGTCCAAGCGACAGCCAGGACGCGTCGCAGTTCAACCCGCAGCGCGCCAAGGTCAGCGATATCTACGTCGGTGGAGTCGACTGATGGTCGGCTTCCCCACGCCAAAGGCACCGTCGATCGGCGGCGGTGGCAGCGGTGGCCGCAACTACGGCGTCACGTCGCCAGCGGCGGCGACGCCAAAGCAACCGCCGACCTATGTCGCCGGTGCCTCACCGCCTTCGTCCCCGTCGGGCGGCGGCGTCCTCGGCATGTTCGGCCCGCCCAAGGACCCGCAGAAGTTCGGCCCGCGCAAGTCGATCACCCGCCAGGATTTGGGCTCGGTGGTTGGGCGGCGCGGACCCGGCATCTCGCAGGTCGCCGGCGGCGACCAGGACCTCCATTCCGTCGGGCGCTACGGCAAGACCGCGCCGGGCGGTGGCGGGCTGAGCGGGCTGGGTGGAGGGTTCTAGGTGTCGATCAACCTTGGCCCCGCCGCCTACGAGGCGATCACCAGTCTGAAGGGCAACACGGATTGGCGGCAGTTCGTGCATGCGCTCAACGAGCAGATGAGCGCCTTCATGCACCGGGCCGTCGAGGTGCCGCCCGCCGATCGCGAGGATGCGACCGGCTACGCGCGCGCCATCCGCGACATCGCCGCGCACATCCAGTTGGTCGAGAACCCGACCGCCAACCGCAACCCTAAGCCACCAGTGAAGCCGAAGTCAGATGCCTGAAGCAGATGTCCTAGACGAGGTTGTAATCCCCGAGCAGGTCCGCCGTCAGGCGGCGCGTGCCGAGGAGCTGCAACGCGAGTTGGCGGCGGAGCGGGACGATGCTCGTGGGGACGAGGTTCCGCCGTCGACGGAGGTGGTGCCGCCGCAGCGCGACGACACTACGGTAGTGGACAGGGGAGGTTCACCTCCCGCCCCTGCCCCCGTAGCCGAGCCTGCGGCGGCACCACCGACCGCCGATTGGGAGCAGCGATACCTTACGCTGCAAGGCAAGTACAACAGCGAGACCGCCGGGCTGCGCGCCCAGGTCGCGGGCATGGAGCGGCTGCTGGCGACGATGCAGCAGCCGCCCCCCGCGCCGGCGTCGCCGGCAGCGCCTGCCAAGGTCAGCTTCGACCAGGGTGACGTCGATCTCTACGGCGAGGACTTCCTGCAGGCTGCGGCACGGGCTGCGGCGGCACAGTACCAGCCCGTCATCGACGAGCTGCGCGCCCACATCAGGACCCTCGAAGGGGGTCAGTCACAGATCGCCGCGACGACCGTCCGGGATCGCGTCTTTGACGCGCTCGACAAGGACCCCGAGCTGGACGGCTGGCGCGAATTGAACACCAACCCTGAGTTCATCCAGTGGCTGCAGGGGTTGGATGAGTACGCTGGAGTGCCACGCAATCAGATGCTCCAGCACGCCTACCAGAACGGCGACGCCATGCGCACTGGCAGGTTTTTCAAGAAGTACATGGACGAGCATACCGTACCTCCCCCTCCCCGTCCCGCTCAGACTGGCCGCGACGCCCGCCCGCAAAACGGAAACGGACGTTCGGCTCCAGCGCGTGGGACCAGGCTAGAGGACTTGGTGGTTCCGGGCCGAGCCGCAGGCGGCTCCGGCGGATCAGACGGCGCTCCGCAACCGCGTATCTGGTCACGACCCGAAATCTCACGCTTCTACCGGGACCGTACCGAGGGGAGATACCGAGGGCGGGAGCAGGAGTCTGATGCTCTCGAACGGGACATCCTCGCGGCGGCGCAGGAAGGGCGTGTCGCTTAGGAGGACACGTTAAATGCCTATCACGCAGGGGACCCCGTATTCCGGGTCGGCTGCCAATCCTGCCTATTCGGGTGCGCCCGCCGGTGGCGTGTTCATCCCGGAAATCTGGAGCGGCAAGCTCATCGAGAAGTTCTACGCCGCGACGGTGCTGGCTGCCATCAGCAACACCGATTACGAGGGCGAGATCAAGAACATGGGCGACAAGGTGAAAATCCGCACCAAGCCCACGATCACGATCCGCGACTACACGCTCGACCAGCAATTGACGGTCGACCGTCCGTCGAGCACCGCAGTCGAGCTGACCATCGACTACGCCAAGTACTTCAACCTGGTGCTCGACGACATCATGGAGCGCCAGAGCGACATGAACCTCATGTCGATGTGGGCGGATGACGCGGCGGAGCAGCTCAAGATCACCATCGACAGCAGCGTCCTCGGTGGCATCGACAGCGGGATCGCGGCTGCGAACAAGGGTGCAACCGCCGGCAAGATCAGCGCCAACATCAATCTTGGTGCGACCGGCGCGCCGGTGATCCCGACCCCGACCGATGTGATCAACCACATCGTCGACATGGGTCAGACGCTCGACGAACAGAACATCCCGGAGACGGGACGGTGGCTTGTCATTCCGCCGTGGCTCGGCTCGATGATCAAGAAGTCGGACTTGCGCCAGGCGTCGATCTCGGGCGATGGTGTCTCGCTGGCTCGTAACGGGCGGCTTGGCATGATCGACCGGTTCACGCTCTACAGCTCGAACCTGCTGCCGGTGGTCACCGACACGACGCACTCCTGCACCAGGGTCTTCGCCGGCTTTAACGCGGGGCTCACCTTCGCCTCGCAGATCAGCCAGATGGAGACGCTGCGTTCCGAGAGCACCTTCGGCACGCTGCTGCGTGGCCTGCAGGTCTACGGCTACAAGGTCCTCGATGGGACCTGCCTGGTCGAGCTGTACTGCGCTCCGTCGTAAGCCACTACCGTAGTGAGGGGGGCGACCCCCTCCCTTTTTGGAGGTGCTTATGGCGCGGACCGTCGGCAGCCTTCTTGCCGAGGCTAGGCAGTTGCTCAACGACACGATCCCGATATCGGGCGACTCCCGGTTCTCGGATGACGATCTCGTGTCCGCGCTCAACGATGGCGTGCTGCAGGTGCGCGCCAAGCGCCCGGACGCGTTCCTCGGTTACGGGCTGCGCAACACCGTGCCGATCTACGAGATGCCGGACGACTTGGACACCACGTTCCCGTTCGACGACATGTTCTATTCGCCGCTGCTGTTCTACGTCGTGGGCCGCTCGGAGCTGACCGAGGACACCTTTAGCGACGACGGGCGGGCGGTGACGCTAATGACCAAGTTCACCGCGCAGTTGCTCAAGGTGCAGTCATGAGCGCACCAAACTGCGACGCGAATGTCGACCCCGGCTATCTGTCGGCGGACCCCGGTCCCGACCGGCTGCTGGACAATCTGCAGGCGCTGGTGCCGGGGTTGACGCTCGACATGGCGAACCTGGTGTGCTGGAACGCGGTCGAGGATTTCTACATGAAGTCCACTTACCGCCGCGAGCACGTCTACTGGCAGCTCGACGCCGGCGAGACGGTGCTACGCTTCGACCCCTACAACAGCGAGTGGCGGGTCAACCGTTTCCTCGCGTTCAAAGGGCTGGCTACTCCCAAGTTCGTGCCGCCCGGCACGGTCTACGACGTGGCATTTCCGGCGGCGACCAACGAGCGCAAGGGTGAGGCGCTGCTCGCGTTGAAGCCGGCGAGCATCAACACGAAGCTGCCTTACGACGTGTGGACGACCTACTGGGAGACCCTGCTCAACGGCGCGCTGTTCCGGCTCTATATGCAGCCGGGCAAGCCCTATTCGGACCTGCAGGCTGCGCAGGGGCACGCCAAGCTGTGGAAGTCGGGGATCAGCAGCGCGCGAGCCGACGCCCAGGCCGGGCACCTGCGCGACGCGCAGGCGTGGTCCTACCCCTACTTTGCGAGCGGGGGGCATCCTGATGGCCGTTGGTAACAACGACTACACCTTTACGGTCTACGCCAATTCGCTGAACCCGTTCGGCCCGGTCGGCAAGGAGAACCTCGACGTTCTTCGGCTGCGGTACGATTTCACCTGCTATCTCGACCCGAGCGAGGGGATCGACCTCATCCAGTTTCCGACGATCGGTCTGCCCGCTACCGTCCAGGATGGCAGCAGCGGGTCGTGGCGGCAGGATTACCCGCCGGACGACTCCACTACCGGTAGTGTCCCACCGGCAGATACTTATCCGCTGGCGGTCGTCTCCCAGGCGATCGAGAGCCCGCAGATCGTCGACATCAGGCTCAATGCCGGGACACCTGGTTTCCAGTACGTGATGAGCTTCCTCATCGTCGGGTCGAGCAGCCGGCGCAGGAAGCAGGTGGACACGCTGATCAATGTCGAGCCGGCGCTCAACCCGGCGATGTCCGGGCCGGGTCAGCTCGACCCCGACATCGTGCCGCCGATTGTCGTCAGCGGGTCGATTGCGCTGCCGATGGGGTTCGACGGCCTCGTCATCATGGAGAATACGAGCAGCCTCACCGGTCTCGTGGTTACCCTGCCGCCTAACCCGGAACTGGGTCAGGAGGTCGAATACATCGACAAGCTGGGGACCGACGGTGCGTGCCCGGTGACGTTCCGTGGCGACGGCGACGTGCCGATCGACGGCGACGGCAGTCTGACTTTTCTCAGCATAACCGCCTACGAGGCGCTCAGGTTTGTCTGGACGGGAACATACTGGCATCTCGAAAGCGTGCGCTTCGGCTTCCTGGCGTGAGGTGAGCGATGACCACCGTCCTTGAAACCGGGATAACCCTCAACCCCGCCAACCAGATAGCCGAGCTTGCCGACGATACGGGTCTTGTCGTCAACACCCAGTACATCGTCGCGGGCACCTACTTCACCTACGACACGCGGTTTACCTTCCAGGGCAACCTCGACATCGTTCTGACCAAACCGCCTGTCGGGGTTCCTGCGGCGGGCACCATCGCCACCGTGGCGATCACGACGATCCCCGTGCCTGCCGTGGCTGTGCCGCCGGCTGTTTACCCCTACACGACGAAGAACCAGCTCACCGCACCGGGGCTCAACCACGACCTGGAGTTCAACCCCGGCGCGACACCGCCGAGCAGCCCGCTGGGTGGCGCGGGGATGTATAAGTATTGGGTCGACACCAGCACGACGCCGGCGACGCTGCGCCAGTGCGTCGTGGCGCGTGCCTCGGCGGCTTACGTGCCTGCCGAGTGGATCAGCGTCGCTACGATCGACGGCACGAATGGGTTTGTCGTCACCAACGCCGTGAAGAAAACCGGCGATACGATGTCGGGCGCGCTCAACATCACCGCCTCGGGAACATCGCTGACGACGACCGGGGGCGTTGCGGTTGGCGGGAACATCACGGTTGCGGCGCTCACCGCCAGCGGGGCGATGAGCGCCGCCAACCTGACGACCAGCGGCAATATTCAGTGCAACGGCGCACTTGTCGTCGTTGCGGGTGCGTCCACCGGTAGCCTAACCGTGAACGGCGTTTTAGGGGTCACCAGCACAGCGCAGGTCAACGGCGCGCTCAACTGCTACGGTGGGGTCAACATCAACGCCGGGGGTCTGACAATCGGGTCCGGCGGCGCGAATATCGGCGGTGGCGTCACCGTCGGCGCTTTGACGAACAACGGCAACGAGGTGGTGAACGGCCAGTTGATCGTCGGTTCCGGCGCTACGTTCAACGCCGGCGGGACCGCCATCGCCGCCAATAATGGCAACATCGTTTGCGGCGGCCAATTTCAAGGCGGCAGCCTCGCCATCAGCGGCGCTGCGCAAATCACCGGAGGTGGGGGTCTTACAGTCAGTGCCAGCCTGGCGGTTGGGAACCAACTGACCGTCGGGTCAACAGCCACCTTTAGCGGCGACGTTGCAATCCACGGCAGCTCTCTCGTCGTCGACCACGGTAACATGTCCTGCGCTGGGACGCTGACGGTCAGCAGCGGCACCGCTCTCCAGAACACCAGTTGTACGCAGCTTTACGCGTCATCCCAAGTGACGACGCCGATCGTCAACGGTGGTCCCGCCAATGCGGGCCTCCTGCAGATGTACGGCACCAACGAGAACATCTGCTTTCAGTGGGCGTCGGGGCAGGCCGGTGGGATCAATGGCGGCGTCGTCAATGCAATCATCGACGCCGGGGTCATCCAGCAAATTGTCAACACGAATAGCGGCGGCCCAGTAGCTCAGATTTACTATCAGGCGGCGGGGCCAACGGGTTACGGCATCGCCTTCATCTCGAACAACGACACCGAATTCTTCCTCTACGCTGATACTTTCAGCAGCGACGCGCGGATCAAGGAGAAGATCGCCGACAGTAAGATCGACGCGCTCGCGGCGATCCTTGCGATCCCGGTGCGTCAGTTCGATTTCCCTAAGGAGGTGGTCCGCCACTACGCTTCAAAGCGTGGCGACGAGGATGAGCGCAAGGCGGCGATGAAGGCTGCCAAGGCGCATCATGTGCCGATCGGCCTCGTCGCGCAGGAGGTGTTGCCGCATGTGCCTGGCGCGGTCGTGGCGCGCCCGCGCCCCGCTGACGGCCCACTGCCCGATAGCATGTTGATGATCCACCACGACGAGTTCGTCCCCTACCTCATCAAGGCGGTGCAGCAGTTGTCGGCGGAGCTTGCCGAGCTTAAACTACGAGCTTCATAGTAGGAGGTTGCCATGCACGGTCAGATCGGCGGGCCTTACTACAAGGGTCCAGGCGGCGGGTCGAGGACCAACGACACCGGGGCCGACAACACGGTCAACAACTCGGGTGGGACCTGGGGTCACAGCGTGTCGCAGCGTCCGATCCCCGGTCCCGAGAGCACCGGCGGGCCGATCGCGCTCAAGAAGGCGCTCGAAAAGAAGGGCGGCGCGAGCGTCAACGGAGCCGGGCCAGGGCTGCCCAACAAGAACACCACTGCCGCCGGCAGCGTGTAACCAGGAGGACAGCATGGCAGAATACCAGTACGCGTCCGATTACACTCCCGGCTACCCCCCGTCTTCAGGCGTGATCCGCGCCGACGGCAAGTGGGTCGCCTGCGCCGCCGACAGCCCGGATTGGGACGCCTACGTCGAGTGGGCGAAGACCGAGGGCAACGTCCCCGACCCCTACAAGCACCCCGACGCCGGCGGGGTGGCGATCGTCCTCGAAGAAGGCGAGGTGCCTGTGGGGGTGATGCTCGACTCCTTGCCGGCTGACCAGGGCGGCAACGTCTCCGATCCGCTGCCCGTGGTGGTCGACGTTCCCCAGATCAGTGGGACCCCTGCGGTTGGCGAGACCCTGACCGCGACGATGGGTAACTGGGAACACGAGCCCGCCCTCTATGACGGTGCGTGGACGAGCGACGGCGTTGCGGTCGTCGGGTATGGCACGGAATACGTCGTCCAGCAGAGCGACGCCGGGCACACCTTGACCTGCGTCGTGACCGCGACCAACAGCGCCGGGGCGACCACCGCGCCGCCGTCAAACGAGATCGCGATCCCGGCGATGGAAGCGCCGCCGGTAGAGCCGCCACCGGAAACGCAGACCGAGAACCACCGTTCGAGCCGCCGTCACAGGGAGTAACCCTTGGTCGCCTGGGTGATCACCACGATGGGGGGCATGCTCCCCCGTACCGACGATCGCCTGATTGCCGACAACATGGCGGTGGAGTCGGTCAACGTCGACCTGACTTCGGGGCATCTCGCCGGGCTGCCCCAGCCTGAGTTCCTGATCGACCTGTCGGGTGAACTACCGGTAGTGGAGCGGGCTTACCGGCTGCCGGCGGACGATGTAAATCCCGAGACCTGGCTGCCGCTGCCGTCGCGCTATAGCTGCGTCGTGCGCTCGCCGCTGGCGAATGACGACCAGCACCGGGTCTACTGGACAAACCCCGGCGACCAGACGCCGTGGTGGAACACCCATGCCGGGATCGCGGCGGGGACGCCGGCCTACAATCTGGGGATCGTCCAGCCGACGACGGCACCGACGATCGACAGCGTTTCTGGCGGAACGCCCGAGCCCGACGCTGACCCAATTGCCCGCAGCTATCTCTACACCTACGTCAATGCTTACGGTGAGGAGAGCGCGCCGTCGCCGGCGAGCGACACCGTGTCGGGTCCGCCGGATGCGACCTGGACGGTTTCGGGGTTTCCGACTGCGGTGCCGGCCAACCCGGCGGGGGTGAACTACCCGCCGGTCGTCGCTTACCGCGTCTACCGGACGATAACCAGCGCCACGACAGGGGCGCAGTTCTACTACGTCGCCGAGGTTCCGTTGCCCACCGGCAGCGATACTTACGTCGATAGCGTCGACGACCTGACGATCGTCAACAACGAGATACTGGAGTCGACCAACTGGGGGAACCCGCCCGATTACCTCGACGGGCTGGTGGCGATGCCGGGCGGCTTTCTCTGCGGCTTTACCACGAACACGGTGCATTTCACCGAGCCGGACCACCCGCACACTTGGCCGTCGGTCTACGATCAGAGCGCGCATTACCTGATCGTCGCCCTCGCGGTGTGGCAGCAATACCTGATGGTGCTGACCCAAGGGTTCCCCTCGGCGGGCTCCGGCAACATGCCGAGCAATATCGTGATCACCCAGACCCAGGTGCCCGAGCCGTGCATCGCGCGCGGGTCGGTCGTGGTCGACATGTCGGGGGTCTTCTACGCCTCACAGAACGGGCTGATCCAGTTCACCGGCTACGGCATACAAAACATCACCGAGCAAATCATGTCGAAGCTCGAATGGAACAACCGCTTTCACGCGCGCAACCTGGTGTCGGCGCGGCATCGCTCGCAGTACATGGCGGTCAACGAGACCGATGCCGGGTTCCTTATCGACTACGACGAGGTTCGCCTGGGGGTCGAGGAGCTGAGCACGCTCGAAGGCGTCGTGTGCATCTGGAACGACGAGTACACCGGCGACACGCTGATCTGTAGCGGCGGCAAGATTTACACCTGGGACGGACCCAATACGCCGCCGACGATCTATCGCTGGCGGTCGAAGCAGTTCTTCACCCCGACGCCGCTGAGCCTCGGCGCGTGCCAGGTCGAGCTGGACCCCGAGGTGCTGACCGCGCCGTCGGACGATCCGATCCCGCTCGACAACGGCGACCCGCTGATGCAGTTGCCGGCGGGCGTCAACGCCCAGTTCCGCTACTACGCGGGGCCGCAACTGACGCTGATCACCACCCGCAACCTCACCAAGCAGATGGAGATTTTCCGGCTGCCGAAAGGCTTTAAGGCGTTCGATCACCAGGCTGAGATCGTCGCGCGTGTGCCGGTGTCCTCGATCCAGCTCGCGCAGACGCTCGAAGACTTGAAGACCGTCTGATGGCGACGGTTGCCCCGCCCCTTGGCACCCAGACGCCACGGGTCACCGCGACCCGCCCGATCACCAACCCGTTTACGCCGCCGATCCCCGCGCCGACCACCGATGTCAACAATCTGCGGGCTTGCGTCGAGGCGATCAAAGCCAGCGTCGAGAGCTTGGTTGGGCAGCGCGGCGACGCCTCAAACCGGGCGGTGACCTTCCGCGACCTGGTTGGCTACGGCGTGGTGAGCCCGTCGGCGTTGCAGAGCCCGAACGGGTCGGCGAACACTGGGGGCGGTGGAGCTAGCATAACTCTATCCGGCGACGTGACTGGTTCTGGCACGACGGCAATTTCCACTACGGTAGTGGGGCTGCGTGGCGTACCGATCTCGACGACGCCGCCGACCGATCAACAGGTCCTCACCTATTCGGTTACGCACGGCAGGTGGGAGCCTGCCCCAGCACCGGCGGGTCCGCCCGGTCCGGCGGGTCCTACTGGTCCGGCGGGTCCAACCGGGCCGATCGGGGTGACAGGACCGGCAGGTGCGACCGGTGCGACTGGACCAGCCGGGCCGGCGGGTCCAACCGGGCCAACCGGCCCGCAAGGACCTGCAGGTACGGGTACGACTTACCAGGCTGGTCCTGGTCTTCACATCAACACCGGCACGACGCCGCCGACCATTGACGTCGCGACGCCCTACCTGCCGCTGACCGGCGGCACGCTCACCGGCGCACTGACGATCACGACGGGCACCAACCCGGCGCTACAGGTCAACGGTTTTGCGACTGTTACAGCAGGTCTGACCGCTCAGCAATTCACCGCCACGGTTACCGCTGGCGGCACCGCGTTTGCGTCGGCGACCGGTGGTCTCAATGTGGGCGGGCCGGGTAACATCGGCGGTGCGCTCACTGTGAGTGGCGCGGCGACAATCAGCGGCGCTGGCGGGCTCACTGTCTCAAATAATCTGCAGGTCAACGGCAGCGCCGCTAACTTCGCGGGCAATTCTGCGGTCGCGGCTCAGCTTACCGTCAGTGGCGGGATCAACGTCAACGGCGGCAACCTCATCGTCTCCCCCGGCGCCGCCACTGTCAACGGCAATGTCACCACCAACAGCAACGTCGACGCGCGTGGTGGCTACATCTATGCGCAGCGGCTGAGCAGCCCCAGTACCAGTGCCGGGGCTGGCAACATCCAGGCTTACGGCACCGGCGACTTCTTCAATTTCCGCTGGTACGGGTCAAGCGGCGGCATAGGCGGCGGCAACGTCGCCGTCCGCATTGATGACAGCGTTGAGCAGCAGATTGTCATCACAAACCCCGCAGCGGGTGGCGGAGCGGTTGGCTACCTGTACATCCAGAGCGTTGGGCGCGGGCCGGTTGGCTGGGAGATGGTCAGCACGTCCAATGATGGCACCGTGCTGGTCTATTTCGCCGACCTTGCGAGCGACGCGCGGCTCAAGGACAAGATCGTCGACACCGAGATCGACGCGCTCGCCGCGCTCAAGGCGATCCCGGTACGCAAGTTCGAGTTCCCCACCCACGTCGTGCGCCACTACGCCCGCAAGCGCGGCGAGACGGGTGACGAGGCTGAGCCGCACCCCGTGCCGATTGGCCTCGTTGCCCAAGAAGTGATGGCGCATGTGCCCGAGGCGGTGCGGGTGCGCGCCCCCTATGTCGGCTGGGTCGATCACGGCCCGGTGCCTCGCGACATGCACACCATCAAGCAGGACGAGTTCATCCCGTATTTGATCCGCGCCGTGCAGCAGCTTGAGGCGCGCCTCGCTGCCGTGGAGAACCGATGACCGAGTACAGCGACCTCGCGCAGGTCCAGAAGCTCTACGCCGAGCAGCAGCAGGTCGAGGCGGCGATCGGCATCATCGATGCCGGCGGCACGCTGACGAGCTATGTCGTCACCGCTCCACCGCCGCCGCCCTATGACCCCGACAGCGACACGCCCCCGGTGATGCCGCTGCCGCCGGTCAGCATCACGGTTACCGGCGAGGTCGCGCCCGAACTGATGGCGGCGCTGCGCGCTCAGCTCGTCACCCGATCGAACGCAATAAGCGAGGAGCTGGCTGCGCTGGGCGTCGCCGACACACCAACCAGAACATGAGGGAGAACGAGATGGACGCACCGACGACGATCCCCGCCGAGACCCTATTGGCGGTGACGCTTCAGGCGCAGCAGTGGAACGTCATCTTCGCTGGGCTTGGCGAGCTGCAGCACAAGGTGTCGGCACCGATCGTGTCGGCGATGATGGAGCAAATCCAGGCGCAGACGGTGGCGCTCGCCACTAAGAGCAACGGCGTCGACAAGCACCCGCAGGAGCTGGTCCCGATGCCAGATGTGGTGCGCAGTCAGTGAGCCGCGACATCCGCATTGACGAGCCCGGCGCGGGTCAGTGGGTGATGGATCGGTGCGGCGGCGCGTTCAGCCCGCTGCACGACCACTCGTTCACGACCCACCGCGACGGTCAGATCATTGGCGGGTTTGTGTTGTGCCAGTATCTCGGTAATTCCATCACTGTCCACATGGCCGGCGACGACAAGTTCTGGTGCTCGCGCGACCTGTTGTGGCTGATCTTTCACTACGCGTTTGAGCAGCTTGGGTGCTATAAAGCCCTCGCCCCACTGCGTTCCGATCAGCATCGAGTGATCGCGATGGATACGCGTGCTGGGTGGAATTTGGAAGCGGTGGTTCGGGACGCTTACGCGCCCGGTGTTCACATGCTGATCCTCGGCATGACTAAGGCGTCGTGCCCCTGGCTCAAGCACACGCCGCGCTCCTGGGTTCCCCGCGTGAAGGCTGCCTAAGTGGGCAAGTCGTCGCCCCCGCCCGCCCCCGACTACACGCCGGAGATCATGGCGTCGCAGCAGGCGTCGGCGTCCGACGCCCAGGCGGCGCAGATCAATGCCGGCGTCGCCGAGCAGCAGCTCGCCCAGCAGAACATCTACGCCGGTCGCGCCGCCGATCTTGGCGACAAGTACGCGCAGATGGCGTCGGACCAGGCGGCGTTTGGCAAGCAGCAGTACGAGGACGTGCTGCCTTACCTGCAGTCCTATATGCAGTCGCAGCTCGATTACACCGGGGCAGCGCAGCAGAACCAGGAGCAGCAGGCTGCGGCGGCGGCGCTCTCGAACCAACAGGCGCAGGATACCTACAACCGCTACCAGAGCGTGTACGCGCCTAAGGAAGATCAATTCGCCAACGAGGCGTTCAACTGGGCGAGCCCGGCCAGGATCGCGCAGACTTCGGCTGCGGCGGAGGGCGATGTCGCGACCTCGTTCCAGGCGCAGAAGGACTCGGCGACCCGCCAGCTTGCCAGTTACGGCATAGACCCGTCGCAGGGCTCGTTCCAGCGCGCCATGTCGGCGCTCGACATCTCGAAGGCGGCGGCGTCCGCTGCGGCGGGCACGATGACCGCGCAGCAGACCGCTGCGCAGGGCAAGCAGTACGAGCTGGCGGCGCTCCAGGTCGGTCAGAAGCTGCCCGCCCAGGCGATCGGCCAGGCGGGTCTCGGCCTGCAGCAGACCGCCTCGGGGCTTGGCGGCGCGTCGATCGGTGGCGGGGGCATTCAGGCGGCGGGTAATTTCCTGACTGCGGGCACCAATGCGATGGGCTCGCCCACGTCTTACGCGGCGCTCAACCCCTACACCAACCTGACCAGCGCCTACGGCACCGAGGGCGTTGGCCTGTACGGCACTCAGGCGAGCAATCTCGGCAACGTGAGCAGCGCGATCGGCGCGGGCACCGGGGCGCTCAACAGCATGTACAGCAGCCAGATGGCGAACTTCCAGGCGAACCAGGCACAGTCGCCGTGGGCGGCGCTCGGCAGCATTCTCGGAGCTGGGGCGAAGCTCGGGTCGGCGGCGATCGGTGCTGGGTTGTTCGGTTAACTACCGGTAGTGGAGCCGGAATATGGTTGATGGTCCTGCAATTTACGGCGCTGATCTTTACGCGAAGTCGCCGCTGGAAAAATTCGTCACCAACTTCGGGAAGTCCTTCTCGGCTACCGATGATGAGTTGGCGAAGGATACTGATCGGCAGTCGAAGGCTAGCGACCTCGAAAACAAGCTTATTGAAAATCGCCTCAAACGCCAGGCGATGCTGGACCGAGAGCAGAAAATAGCGAGCGGTGAACTCAACCCGGACGGCACTCCGGTTGCGAAGATGCAAGGCGATAAGTCGGACCCTGGTTCGGCTACTGGCTCGTCGGGTGGTGGCTCGTCGGGTGGTGGCTCGTCCGGCGGCGGTGGTTCGGGTGGCGGCGACGAGAGCATCGGCGGTGTTGGCGGTGCCGAAAACTGGGAGACGCAGCACAACAATTTTGCTGGGATGCGCATTCCCGGCGTCAACGCAGGACCTAACTCTGGTGGCTTTCAGAGCTTTGACACACCTGAGCAGGGCGTTCAGGCGATCTCTAAACAGCTCGACCGCTACGCGTCTGGAGCGACTACCGGGCAGAAGCTGACGACACTTCGAGGGATTATCAACACCTGGGCACCACCAAGTGAGAACGACACCAGCTCCCTGCTCAACCGCGCGACTAAGATTATGGGTGTTGGTCCTGACGATCAGCTCGACCTCTCAAACCCGGAGACCAAAGCGCGCCTCGTCGAGGCGATGATCCGCAACGAGCAGGGTGGTAACCTGCATCCCAACGCGGCGGCGGCGATACCCAAGGTTTTCGGGCTGCCGAATTGGCAGCCTACTGCGCCTAGCAGCAGCCAGACAGCGGCGATCGGCGGTAACCAGGCTGCGCCTGCGGCTCCGACCGGCGACCTGCCCGCTTCGGTGCCGCCCGCGCCGACCGGCAGAGAGGCTGCGCTTGGCGCGCCTATGCCCGCAGCGCCTGCGCTCGCACCCGTATCAGCCGCGCCTGCGCCTGCTCCGGCCCCGGCTGCTGCTTCCTCTCCCGCGTCGGGGTCAGCGGTTACGGTCACCGCACCACCTTCGTTTAATCCACCAGCTACATCGGCCCCGGCCCCCGCCCCCGCCACACCGGGAACGCCGACGACTCAGTACGTGCCGCAGCAACAATCGCCCATCGTGCAGTTGGTGCCACCGCCGCAGCAGTACGCGCTCGATCCGACGAATAGCGGGTTGTTCTCAGGGAACACGGGCTGATGCCGCCGCTCGACGACAACGGTCTGGAGTTTCAGTACCCGACGCCTGACCCCGCCACGGGGAACATGGCGATCGGTGGGGCGCTGTCGTCGCCACCGCCAACCCCGGACACGGCCCCGCCGCCGACGCCGCTAGCAGCTCTAGCGCCGCCGGAGACTGCGGACGCGCCCGACACCACGCCGGCTGCGTCCCCCGCGCCCGCTCCCGCGCCGCCGACACCCGAAGCGCCACCGCCTGCGCCCGACGCGTTCGCTACGCCACCGCCGGCGCAGACGGTACAGCGCATCATGGGGTCGGCGGGTGGGTCGAGCGGCGCGATCGGGACTAACGATTACGTTGACCATACCCCACGGCTCGAAGTTCCGTTCGACCGCTACAAGTCGCTCGAACAGAGTGACCCGGCGCTCTACCAGGCGGTCAACCATGTCGCGGACGACGTGGGTATCCCGCGTGCCGATCTCGCGGCGCTGGTCTACGCCAATAGCGATAACAACCCCAACGCCAAGAACGGTAACCGCGTCGGCTACATGGGGCTGACGCCCGAGGACTTAAAGAAATATGCCCCTAGCGGGAAGGTAGACCCTGACGACCCGCTACAAAATCTGTGGATCGGGGCTGAGAAATATAAAGACCTCTCGCAGAAGTACGGGCGCGGCACGGCGGATGTGTTTGCCGCGTACTATGCCGGCGACAAGACTGTCGAGAACATGCAGCGTCGGCATCCCGACGAGCACCAGGTTGTTGCGCCCGAGGGCACCTTCGATTTCGTTAATAAGGTCGTGGGCCGCAACCCGCCAGGGACGCCGCCGACGCCGCCGCCAGGATATGCCGAGGCGCTGCAGGATACTGGTGGGCTTGAGGCGCTGCCGTCACGGGTGAACACTGGTCAGAGCCGTGAGCGTGGTGCGCCGTTGTGGGACGCGCCCGAGCAACCACCTGCACCGACAGGATGGGATCGACCGATAGGGAAGGTCCTCCTCGACCCGCAAACCTGGCGGGACTTCAACACGGCGACGAAGCCCTATAACCCCTACGAGAATGTCCAGCCGACGGTCTCTCAACCGCCAGCGGACTTCAAACCAGCCGCTCTGCCACCTGCGCCGCCCGGTGCTCCTACGCCTGCGCCCGGCGCACCGCAGCCGACGCTTGTCGCCGGGGGCCAGGCTCAGCCGCCGATCACTCCGCCTTCGCTGCCCGCCCCAGCTATCACGTCCGACGCAAGTGCTGTACGCGCGCCGGTTACGCCGCCGGCTGCGCCGACGCCGGTTCCGACGACCAATCTCGACGATGCGAGTAAAGACCTCAAGCTGACGCCGGAGGAACAGTACCTCTACAAGCAGCACCTCGATAACCTCGCCGGCCCCGGCAAGGTTATGCAGCCAGACGGCAGCGTCTCGACGTTGCTGCAGGCCGTCGTCACCGGTCCCGACGGCAAGTTCTACAACGTCCCGACAGTATGGGACGGCAAGACCCACACCCCGCAAGAAGCTCTGGCGCACGCCCAGGCAGATGGGCTGAGCAAGTACCCCTCGTACGCCACGGCAGAGGAAGCCGACGCACGCTACGAGCAGATGCACGATTACATGGAGAAGGACACCGGGGCTTACCTGCAAGATCACCCCACCACTACCGGTACTTCCGCGCCGCCGGTGACGACGACGCCAGACACAAAGCCAGCGCCAGGACCACCGCCGGCGACCACGACGACGACCGCGCAGCAGCCGCCGATCACCAGCGTCGGCGGACCGTGGAACGGCAACATGACCGCGCAGGGTCTCGTCCGCGCCTATGCCAACGCCGGGGCGAACGGGCAGATGACCTACATGATGCAGAACGGGCCGCCGGGTGCGACGCCAGGGCAGAACATCGACAAGGCAGCCGCCCTCTACGAGGCGGCGATGCTCAACAACAACGACCCGCTCGCGGTGATGCACGCCCATGAATACGCCTTCCGCGTCCAGCACGAAGGCGCGGTGCAAAACGCGATGGCGGCGTACCGGGCGTGGAACCTGGGGGACCCCCAAGCCGCAGCGCAACTGATCGCGCGCATGCACATGTTTGTGAACGACGGAACGACGGCGGGTATCCGGGTGATGGGCGACGGCCCGAATGCCCGTCTGCTCGTGCAGCGTTACGACCAGGACACCCACAAGCCGCTCGGCACGCCCTTCGAGATCACTAAAGAGGGCGTGCTGGGGATGATCAACCAGCAGAGCGACCCGAAGTCTTACTTCGAGACCATCGACAACGAGAAGCGGACCAACGAGACGATCCGCCACAACATGGAAGACGAGGCGCACAACCGCGCCGCGCTCGCCGAGACCGGCAAGTATCATACCGAGGATATCGCCGCGAAGCGCGAGGAGTCCCAGGCGCGGATACAGGCTGGGTTCGACATGCTGCGGACCCGCGACGCCGACGCGATGGCGCGGGTGCAGGCGCACATCGACGCCACACAGAAGGGCATGAGCGCGTCGCGGGTCAACGCGATCCAGACCGACGCCAAGAACGTTTACGGTGCCGACGCGGTAACCCCGCCAACCGATCTCGACGGGCAGGAGATGCTGGCAACGCCGCGCAGCCAGGCGCAGCAACTCTATGTCGGGCTGCAGCAGTACAACCAGGGCATCACCGGCCTGCAAGCTCAGAACATCGCGAAGAACCTGGTCGCGGCGCAGGACAACCCAAAGGTCGAGTACGTCATCAAGCCGGAGCTTGGCAACGACAACCGCCCGGTCCTCGACAAGAATGGTGGAGCGTGGTTCAGCGTCAGGGATAAGAAGGGCAACCCGGTCGCCTACCTGCCCGAAGGCGTCATGCGCAACATTGCGCCAGGCATGGTCAGCGCCCTGCACGGTCAGGTGTCGGCACCTCCGACAGTCCGCCCGGCGAGCGCGCCGTAATGGGCTACCCGGCTTATCAGGACGACCCCGGCGGCAATCAGTACAACCCCGTCGAACAGGACGCGGCAGAGGCGCAGCAGGCGCGCGACATTGCAGCGTCGCGACCGCTACCGATGCAGGCGATCGGCGGCACCAACATTCAGGTGCCGTTGCAGCCCGGCGAGGATCAGGTTCTCCCGCCGTATCAAGCGCCGGCAGCACCCGCACCCGACGCCACGCAGCCACCGCCGGCAGCAGCTCCGACCCCAGACCAGACACCGGCTAAGCCCCCACCCCCGCCAGGTTGGGACGTGGACACCTGGAATAACGGGTTCACCCTCGGCAGACCCGAAGACGTGGCACCGCCCCCCGCTCCAAGCATTGGGGGTGCGGTGGTCGGTGGTTTGGAGCGCGCCGGGGCGGACATCCTCAACGAGGCTGGCGGGCTCGTCGGCACGACGTTGCGCAAGGTGGGTCAGTGGACCAGCCAGGAATGGCTGCAAAAGGCCGGCGACGCGCTCGACGATTTCGATAAGCAGACCAAGAAAGCCGCCGACGATGCTAACCCGGTTGGCGATCTGAGCGTGAAGGACGCTTGGGACCAAGGCAAGATCATGCCGTGGATCGTCGACAAGGTGAGCGAGGGGACGGTCAACGTCGGCTCGCTGATCGCGCTGGGCACCGTCACTAAAGGCATCGGCCCGGTCGTGTATGGCGCTCTCACCGGGGCCAACGACGAAGCCAAGAACCCTAACGCGACAGTCGCGTCGGTTCTCGAAGCCGGGGTCAAGGGCGGCGTCACGATGGGGATGCCGTCGGTCGTCGCGGCGACCACTGCGGGGATGGGCTTCTTTGTCAAGCTGCTCGCCCAAGCTGGCGAGTTTGGCGGTCTCGGCGCGCTGCAATCCTACGTCGATCCGCTCACTAATCTGCTGCGTACCGACGGTAAGTATGAGGCACCGACAGCCGGCCAGGTCGCGACCAATGTCGCGACCAGCGTGGCGATGTCTCCGGCGGCGGTGGTTGCCGGTAAGCTTCTCCACGGCGAGCCGGCTAAGCCCGGCGAGACTGGCGAGACCCAGAACCCCGTCAACGGCGGCGCGCCAGCGGAGGGGACCAGCGCGGCGACGGTGGACCCGGATGTCGCCGCTGCGACGCAGCTCGCGCTGCCGCCGCCGTCACCGGGGAACCGCCCGCCAGTGATCAACGTGCCGCCTACCGGTGCGGATCAGGTGTCGCGGGCGGACATCATCCCACCGCCCGAGGGCACGGTCGAGCGTCCGCCGTTGAAAACCGGCGACGCCGATACCGACGCCGCGCTGCGGCTCGCGCTGCCGCCGCCGTCCCCAGAGAACCGTCCGCCGACGATCAGCGTGCCGCCCACCGATGCGAGCCAGGTGTCCAGGTCGGACATCATTGCGCCACCCGAGGGCACGGTCGACCGCCCGCCGCTCACCCCGCCGACGCTTGCGCTGCCGCCGCCAACCGAGGCGAACCGTCCCCCGGTGCAACCCGTGCGGCCTGGCGAGGGGCAGGTGTCGCCATCCGACATCGTGCCCCCGCAGCCCGGCACGGTCGATTACCCGACGCCACCGCGACCGCCTACCGACGGCGAGCCGCCCCCACCCGAGCGTCCGCCGACACCACCAACGCCGCCACCGATACCCGGCGGCGGGCAGGTAGCTGCCTACCGGACCGAGCCCGACGACGCGACGCCTGGTCAGCATGTCGCGAAGGACGCACAAGGTAACGTCGTCGCGGTGGGCGACACACCCGAGCAGGCGCTGGCGTTTGCCCAGGCACGCGACGCGGCCAAGGGCGGAGGGGTAGCGACCGGCGAGGCGTCGCCGACGTTCACCAGTGTCGCGCCGCCGCCCGACGAGGATCAACGCCCCCGAGCAGCCGCCGGTGAGATACTAGCCGAGCCCGCCGCTGCCACTACCGGTAGTGAGCCTACCCCGCCGAAGTCAGCTCGCGATATACGCCGCGAGCAGATGAAGCCCGCCGCCCAGGCGGTGCTCGCCAAGGCCAACCAGGAGCTTGCCGCCAAGCGCGCGGCTGGCGAGGAACCTGCGGCGGCGGGCAAGCCCGAGACCCCGCCCGCGCTCGCGAGCCTTTTAAGAAAACGCGCGCCCGCGCAGGAGCCGGCGAAGGAAGAACCGGTCGAGCCCGCCGCGCTGCCCGCTAAGGAAACCCCACTGCAGCGGGCGGCGCGGATCAGGAAGGAGGTCGCCGAGGACTTGTCCGAGACTGCCGAGCCACCGGCGACTGCGGCGAAGGCGGCGCGCGGGATGGAGAACATCGCGGATGTCGCCGCGACCGAAGCGGAGAAAGCGCCGACCGTCACCGCGAAGCCGGCGGTCAGCGTCGCCGAGGCCGAGGGCCGCGAGCCGAGCGAGCTGAAGTCCGACCGGCGCGCCGCCTCGACGACGAGCCTCGAACTCAAGGCAGGCGACCTGCTGCACGATATGCTCGAACACCCCGACAAGATGAGCCCGGTCAAGGCGTACGACACTTATGGCGAGCCGTCGGGGACGGGCGGGCACCCGCGCAAGTTCGACACCCTGCTCCACTACCTCAAGGATCGCATCAGCCTCGCCAAGGACCCCAAGGCGCTCGACAACATTATCGCCCGTGCGAAGGTGATCAACGACGACCCGAAGCTGTCGACGCAGACCAAGCAGAAGGCAGCCGAGGGGTTTGCTAAAGAGATCGAGCGGATGGGGATCGAGCAGGACCGCCTGCCCGACCTCATCAGGATACACAAGGAGATACAGTCGCCGGCGTTGCGTCGGGCGGCGCGGGCGCGCGACGAGGCTAAAGCCGACAGCGACGCGGCGCTGGCGGAGATGGAGGAAGCTAATCGTCAGGAGGACACTAAGCGCACGCTGGGTTCACCCGACGCGCTGAGAGGGCGGCGGCAAGCTCTCACCGAGGAAAGCGAAAGCGTCAACCGGCCAAACTGGGAACTCACCGAGAGATCGGCGACGGATGGCGTCACGCACGACCTGCATGATCACCTCGACGCAATCATCGCCAACCCGTCTGCACGCGCGCTGACGCCGCACCTGGTCGAGCTGGCGCAAAGGCTAAAAGCGACAGTCGATCGCGGTGTCAACGTTGTCGGTTCACGCGACACCAACCGCTCCGCCGAGTACGACCCCGACCGCGACGAGATTTTCGTTCACCCAGACGCGGCGTCGCACGTCCGCGCCACGATCCACGAGGGCATCCACGCCGCCACCGTGCATTTCCTGCGCGATGTCGGCGACCGAGTACGTGCCGGGCTAGAGGTCGCCCCGAGGGACCGTCAGCTCTATGACGGGCTTACCTCGCTAGCGCGTGAAGTGCAGCGTGTTAAGTCGCAGGGTTCTGCCGAGGAGTTCGAGGCAGCCAACTATGCTTTGTCGAGCGAGGCAGGGCGACGCGGTGATTTCAGAGACCACGAAGAACTCATCACCCAGGCGCTGACCGACCCGCACCTGATGGACTTGCTGTCGCGCACCGACGCCAGCCCGCAATTCCTGCGTGACTTGCGCCGGCTGGGGCTGTCGCCGGAAGGTGCTCGCCCGAGCGTGTGGGATGGGTTGAAGACCGTCATCGGGCGCATGCTGGGTCTTGGGTCGGATCGCGTCAGTGTCCTCGACGCGGCGCTGCGTCCGCTGACCGAAACTCTTGAGGCTGGCGGCGGGTATCGCAGGCAGACGCTAAAAGAGTTTGGTGACTTGCCGCTGTCCTCGCCTGATCGACTAGGGTCCGAGGATCGTACCAACCCGAAGGACGACTTCCGCGCTCGCGTCGCCGCGATCGGCAACAAGGGCGTCCTGGGTGGCGGCGACAACGCCGCAGCCGACACGATGTTCGCCAAGGCACGGCGCGGCGCACCCGACGTGCAGCGCGGGCTCAACGCGGCTGGGCTGCTGTCGGGCACCACCGACCAGATCGTGCGCTGGAACAAGGACGTGGTGCCGGCGCTCGAAGACATCCGCGACGCTCGCGCTAAGGCGACAGCGGTGACGACCGAAGTGCATGGACAGTGGGGCGACCGGATCAAGTCCTGGGTTAAGCAGCTCAGCCGGGCCGGCGACGGGTTCACCGACCTGCGCAACCGGGTATCCGAGGCGCAGGCTGACGTGATCGCGCGCGACTTCGACGCGGCAAATGCCCACCTGTCGGGTGACGATCTCACTCGCGCGCGCTCGCTCAAGGCTGAGTACGATAAGCTGCCCGAGGGCCAGAAGAACCTATTCGCCAACCTGACCGACTACGAGCGGGAGACCGGGTACGCCGAGCGGCAGGCTGCATTCGAGGACTTGGTGCAGCGCGCGGTGGGCGACCAGCCGATAACCGATGCCGAGCGCACCGAGCTGGGCCGGGTGGTGCGCAGCAAGGCGAAGCTCGACGAGCTGGTCAACGATCCCGACGCCTCGGACCTGGCGAAGACGCTGGGCGAGCGGTGGGAGTCGTCGCGGTCGATCGTGCAGGAAGCCGCGCGGATACAGAGCAAGGGGTGGATGCGCGGCAACTACACGCAGTTGCAGCGCCACGGCGACTACATCGTCACCATCGGCGACCCCAACGACGAGAACTACGGGGTGCGCTTCTTCGACCGTCGCGGGCAGGCTGAGGTGTTCCGCGAGCAATTCGCCAAAGACAACCCCGGTGTGGACATCTCGCCGGTTAAAGCCAAAGCCACTACCAGTAGTAACCGCTACACCGAGTTCGTGCCGGACACCGCGCTGACCGATCTAAAGCGGACGATGGAGCAGCGCGGGATCGTCGGGGAGGACGCTGACAAGTTCCTCGACGCCTTTGCCGGGATGATGTTGCAGCGTGGCGCGCAGTCGTCGCGCTGGAACGTGGCGCGGCGTAACGTCGCCGGTGCCTCGGCTGACGGGGTGAGGAACCTGCAGCGCAACTTCGAGGCGCACGCCGCGCGTATGGGTCACTTCGCCACCGCCGCCGACGAGTACCGTGCCTACCAGCAGGCGGCGAAGCAGGTGCAGCAGATCGGTCAGGCGCGCAGCAAGGGTACGGCGCAGGAGATCGCCGAGTCCAAAGCGCGGCTCGACGCGGCAGAGGCACGCTACAAGGCTGGCGACCCTGAGTTTAGCCGAGCCGAGATCGAGGACCTGCGCCAGCAGCACGCGTGGCTGAGGAACCCGCCCACCTCGGCGCAGGCAATCCGCGCCGGCCAGGCGTTCGAGGAAATGAAGCTGCGCCGCACCCCGATCGACGGCGACAACACCTCGCGGTTCTTTGGCGCGTTCGCCCGGCGGTTCACCGGGATGAGCTTCGTGATGCAGCTCATGCGCCCGGCGCACATGCTGGTGCAGATGCTCGATGCGCACTCGAACGGGCTGTCGATCCTCGGCGGTGAGTACGGCGTGGGGCGGGCGTCGGCGGCGATGGCGCGGGCGATGATGCAGCTCGCGCCCGAGGGCATGCGCAGCGGCGGGCGAGCCATGCTGCACGCGGTCGGGGGTAAGCTCCAACAGGCCGACTGGCAGATGTCGAAGGTGCTGGAGCAGCGCCTGATCGACAAGGGTATGCCTGCCGAGGAAGCGCGACCGTTTGTCCAGGCGTTGAATGACCGGGGTCTGATCGACGTGTCGCTGGAGCGCGAGCTGCAGCGCATGGCTCACCCCGGCGCGTTTAGCTTTGGCGGCGACGCCACGACCCGGATGGGTCACCTCGCTGGCAACACGATGGACCTGTTCGCGGTGGGTGAGCATTCGGTCGACGCGCTGAACCGGATGGTGATCGCCAAGGCTGGTTATGATTTGGCGAAGACGCGCAACGGCGGCAAGCTCAACGACGGCATCTCCGATCGAGAGGCGATCCGCGCCGCTGTCGAGCACGCCAGCGACGCGATGCCCAACTACAACCTGTGGAACAAGCCGCGCCTCGCGACCGAGCGCGGCCCGCTGCACAACCCGCTGATCGCGGCGACCATGCAGTACAAAATCTACGGCATGCACCTCTACTCGGTGATGGCGAACCTGGTGCGCCAGGCGGCGACCCGGCCCGAGGAACGCGCCTCGGCGCTGAAGACCCTGGCGCTGATGATGGCGACGCACTCGCTCCTGGTGGGCGCGACGGCGAACATGATGGGCGCGGCGGTCAACACCGTTACCGGGCTGTGGGACCTGCTCAGCGGCAAGAAGGGACCGCACAACTACGAAAACGACCTGCGCCGGGCGATGACCGATGCCTGGGGTCCGACGGCGAGCACGTTCCTCTCGCGCGGCGCGCTGGGCGTGGCGGGCATCGACCTGCACCGCAGCCTCAAGCTGTCGAACATGGTGGACCTGCCGGAGATCAAGACCTTCGATCGCGACGGTGTGGCCGGAGCCATCGCGACCATGCTGACCGGCGCGTCCGGCGAGGTGGCGGAGCAGTTCACCGACGCGGCGCACCAGTTGATGACCGGCAACTTCCAGCGCGGGCTGCAGGCGCTGACGCCGCGCATCGTCGGTGACATCGGCAAGGCGTACCAGTTGAGCCACCAGGGGATGGTGGACAGCCGGGGCAACGTCATCGTGCCAGCCTCGCGCATCTCACCGTCCACGCCGGCGCTGCGCGGCCTCGGGTTCAACCCGATGGAGACCTCGCTCGACTACGACCGCCGCAGCGCCATCGAGGAACAGCAGAACGAGATGAACTACGCGCGGCAGCAGGCCGAGGACGCCTTTGTCCAGAACCGCGACATGTCGAAGGTGCGTGCCTACAACGCCGATCGCGGGCTCAACAAGGGCTACACCATCTCGATCCAGGACCTGCAGGAAGCTCTCAAGCGGTCGCAGGGGCGCGTCGCCGTGCCCGGCACCTACGGGCTGCAGATACCCAAAAAGCGTCTCCCCGGCGCGCTGGAAGCCGGGCGGTTCAGCTAGGAGGACGATCATGCGAGCGACACGACCTGCACCGGGTAAGGTATCGCGGCTCAACTATCCCAAGGCCGACGTGCAAGGCGGGCGGCTCAAGAACATTCCGCCGCCCAAGACTGAGAAGTCGGGCGAGGACGCCAAGAAGAAGGGCAAATGATCATCGCTGTAGAAGGGCGGTCGCGCCTTCGTCGCTGCTGGTCGCGGTTCAAAGGCCGGCTCGTGCGTTTCTGGAGGAAGAGGATTTTCTGATGGCACCTGTCAAAAAGACCGGGAGCTTTAAGGGTAAGAGCAACGCGCTGGGCGAAGGCGGGCGCGCCGCGCAGCTCAAGGCGCGGGGCGTACCCGGTGGGGTGATCGGCAACCTGGCGCGCAAGGCACAGGCAGCGCCGGGGCAGAGGAACTACCACCGGGGCAGCAATCGAAAGTGAGGCACGCGATGATTATCGAAATCCTGTTCATCATGACGATGTTCCTGTGGTTCCTAAGCTCGCTGCCCTACCCGGCGCTGGCTCCGTACGCGCGGGTGCCCACCTATCTCGCGTTCGTCGCGGTGCTGCTCCTGGGGCTGTACCTGTTTGCCCCGGCGCTGCGCGGGTGATCACTCGCGAAAATGTGAACGCCTTGCCCGACGACGGCTCCGAGGGTGAGGACATCGCCGATAGGTTGCGCGAGTTTGAGCTTGATCCGAGGAACTTTACTCGCGCCATGCGCGAGGCGAACCGATTGACCCTGCGTTCTAGCGGGTTAAATTCACGACGCCGATTGACTCGACTGGGCCTACGAGGCTAATACTATAAGGAGTCAAGGCATCGGGAGGTTCGCGTGGAGGTGTCGCCCCTGGCACTCCACTGTATCAATGTCACATCACCGCAGAACCTTGTTTCGCGGCATCGCCACCGGTTACCGGTGTGGGTGCGTATCTTAGTTGAGATCACCCTCATAGCCATCGTCGTTGCGTTGATCTGATGGTCACTACCGGTAGTGGATTAGTTGAGTAATAATATAATCGCGTAAACAGGGGAGGTGAACTGTGCCGCAGCGTCGGAAGACGGTGATGCGTGATGGCGCGCACCCGGTTGATATAGCGGTTGGAAACCGCATACGGGTACAACGCATGATGAAGGGATGGAGCCAGGAGCGGCTTGCCGACTTCCTCGGACTGACATTCCAGCAGGTGCAGAAATACGAGCGCGGCATGAACCGTGTCAGCGCCTCGCGGCTCTACGAAATTTCACAAGCTTTCGACGTTCCGATACCCTGGTTCTTCGAGGGTGTCGTCACTAACCCATCCGACTTTGTGGACTGGACGCAGGACGCCGCCGTCATGGAGATGGTGCGCCTCTTGACCACGTTTACTTCGGAGCAGCGGGCACGTCTGGTGTCCCTGCTGCGGAGCTTTGAGCCTGATCCTGAGTGCGGCGCTGCGACTTGACGGCGTGAAACTCTCGGTAGTGCGCCGCCGGGTCGAGCGTCCGACGCCCGCAAGCGCGGCACAGCACGCCCTCGGGCTCCGCCGGCTTGAGCCACCGGGCCGGGTAGTTGCCCGTCCTGTAGCGGGTGCCGCTGCCGTTGTGGTTACCAAACGGCGCGCCTGAGGGTCCGTTGAACGAGACCCGCATCGCGACCGCCTTGTTGAGGACCGAGGCAATCGAGCGGTCGAGCAGCCTCGCGGTCTCGCGTAGGCTGAAACCGCGCTCCTCGGCGTACCAGCGGAAGGTCTTCTCCTCCGCTGGCGTCCACCGACGCTGCGGGCCGCGCGGCATTTACGCCGCGAGGCGTTGGATGTAATCGTCAGGCGACGTGGTGATCAGCCGCCGCTTACCCGACTTGACCGAGGTGATGACGTGCCGGTTCAGCAGCACGTAGACGTAGCTCTTGGAGAGGCTGGTGATGTGCGCCCAGTCGCGAACGGTCCAGGCGCGGATCGGGGGATCGGTTGCCATAGTATGACCCTCGTAAGTATGGGTGCGCATTCAACGACACCCATACCCCGAGGTCAACCTCTATCGACTACAGTAGTCGTCCCAGGCTTGCATCAGCTTGCGGCGCTCGTCGAGGATATCGCCCATGATGTACGCGGCCTCGGCCCCGACGTGTATCTTGTGAGCCATCGCGGTCTCGACGGTATCGCGATCGAAGACCCCCTTCATCTTGTCCCGCACCCAGGAGCGGAATGCTCCGCGCTGCCCGTGGATCGTCAGCGTGCGGTCGCCGCTCACCTCTTTCATGATGTCGAGCTGCGCATTGGTGTGCACCCGGTCTGCGGTGTCGCCGGGGAATACGTAGTCGTTGCGCCGCGTCTCCGCCATCAGCTCGACAAGCGCAAAGGCCCGGTCGCTCAGCGGTATGCGGAACTCCCTTTTCGACTTCATCCTTTCCGCCGGGATCGTCCACACCCGCCCAGTCATGTCGATCTCGCTCCACGTCGCGTCGCGCGTCATCTCCCTGCGGGCGGCAGTGAGGATGGTGAACTCGGTAGCCCGGTAGTAGTTGCCGTCACAGGCGCGCAGCCGCGCCATGAATGCGGGCATGGCCTCAACGTCGAGCCCCTTCTGATGCTTAACACTGTGCAGCGTCTTAATGCTCGGAAGCACGTTGTCGAGAGCGTCCTTCCACTGCGCCGGGTCGTCGGTGCGGTAACCCAGGTAGACGGCGTAGCGGAACGCCCTCGATAGCAGCTTCTGCACGATGTCCGCTGTGGGTGGCATCGTCGTCCAAATTGGCCGCAAGACCTGGAGGACGTGCTCGCGCGTGATTGCGTTGACCCGCTTAGCACCGATCGTCGGGTAGACGTAAATCTCGAACTGGCTTGTTGACGCCCTCTGGTGTCGCCCTTTGAGGCGTTCCGCCAGGAAGGCTTTCGCACACGCCTCGAAGCTGGGCGCGGTCGGGCGCTCCTGCTCGCGGGCCTGTACCTGCTCTGCTTGTACGGCACGTCTATCGACGAGCGGATCGACCCGATCGACCTTGACCTGGTACAGTAGCTCGCTTGCGCGTCTGCGCGCCTGGGCTAGCGTGACGAGCTTAGCCGACCCGAGACCCATGTGGCGCGGCTTCCTGCCGCCACGCGGCGTGTAGCGAAATATCCATGAGCGCGCATTTGGACGTACGTGTAGGTAGAGACCGCCGCCATCGCAGTAGACGCCGGTCGTTAAGGTCTCGACCTGGCGGACGGTAAGAGGTTTGGCTGCTGCTTTAGGCACGAGTGAAACTCCACTGGCTAGGGGTAAACCCGTAAGCGATATGCTACGAGTGTCCCTACTATAAACCAGTGGACAGTGGTGGTCAACCATGATTTATAGTATGACGTTAGTACCCAATAAAGTGTGTTGTTTCAACGCGTTGTTGGGTCAATGATAGACAGTCATATTATGATACTTACATTCCTGCCAACTATCCCTCTATGTAACTTACTCAACAACTTAGGTCACGGGACTTGAGGCAACCCACTAACCGGACTACGAGGCCGCAAGGGCACTATCTTCTTGGCAGGTGAGGCACTACCGGTAGTGGCGACGAACTCAGGGTGCGCGTCGAGAAGGTGTGCCAGCTCAGGTCTCGTGATAGAAAACTGGACGAAGTGAACCCGAGGCGTGTAGTAGGCCGTGCCCCTACCAAGGGGTCCGCGATTTAGTTCCGCGCCCCACTCCTCGACCATCTGATCGAGCAGCTTGCTCTCGGGCTTTCCCTTTCTTGCACACCACAGGTGGAAGAACTCGCGGTCGATCCTGATCTCCCCGTCGGTAGCTGCGATGTGGAAGGCTGGCGTCTTCTGCCCAAACACTGCTGGGTATTTCGCCCGAGGTTCTTGTGAGATCAGGCGTTGGGGTCCGCCTCTTGAAAATCTCGCAGTGACCACGTAGGCGTCCATATGGTCTCTACAGAAATCATCGAGAGTTTTCGCAAGCGCATCTACTTTGTTTTTAGGCTCGAAATACTCGCGGCCTGTACGCGCCCGCAGAATAGCGGCACAGAGAACTTTGGTGATCGCCTTGGCGTCGAGATTAATCAGTCCGAGATGCGTCGCCAGGACCGCGCCGACGATCACGCACGCAGAGGTCGCGGCGTAAAATCGCTCCTCGGCTTCATGCGGTGCCGTGAGGTCGATCACTGTTTGCTTGGCCTTGGCGAGCATCCCCTCGATCCGTTGCGCATTCTGCGCGATGTAGCTCGCGTAGACCCGGCCAGCGTGCCCGAAATTCCCCTGCAGCTTCGCGACGATAATCGACGCCGACGCGTTGACCGGCATCTTGCGTTCGATCTCGATCTCCAGCACCCGTACGAGCGTCGCGCTCTTGTGCCCGTCCTGGGCCGCGACGAGTTCCGCGACGGAGTTGTTTGTCGCCAGCGGGAAGATCGTCGCCCAGTCCCCCGCCGGGCGCACCTTCACGTCCGCCGTCAGCCGCCCCTTGTCGCGTCCTTGCGTGAGCTTGTGCAACGTCGTGACCAACTGCGCCTGCTGGTCCTTGGTCGCGATCTTCGCCTCGTCCCAGTACACCGGAAGCGATCGGATTTGGCCCAGCATCAGACCTTGGAAAGCGGATGTATCGTCGAGCTGGATCGTCGTCGATTTCGGATGACCCCACACCGCCGCGCCGACTTTGAAAGCCGACGACTTGCCGATGCCGCTTGGCCCAACAAAGGCGAGGCAGCCGCCGTCTTCGCCGGCGAGGGTCATCAGCGGCGCGCCGAACGACGCAGCGATGGCGGTGTGCAGCTCGGGCACATCGGCTGCGACAAACTTAGCCGCGCGCTTCCAGTCGGCAAGATCGCCATCGGGCGTATATCGCGACACGAGTTGCTGGTCTGAGCCAGGGGCTGGGGTCTCACTGCCGTCCGCTCCGTAGAAGGTGCCCGCGACAGCGAAGCCGGTATAAGTACTGCCGTCCATCGCCCAGCCGAAGCTCGGCAAGGGCTTGTTGCGTATCTGACAGGCTGCCAGGAGCTGGTCGATCCAAGCCATGATGAGGTCCATGAAGGGTTTGAAATTATAGAAGTGTAAGTCGACGCCCTTTAGTGAAAACAGTTCGCGCCCGCTGCGCTGGTTCATCTCGTCGTGGAACACCGGTACGACGATCGGGACGCGATCGGACCGTGTGAAGGTGAAGGTGAGCCGGCGGCGGTTATCAACCTGTTCGAGGATCGGGTTTCCCACGTCGCCCTGCACGATGCGCGACCACTTGTTCTCATCCACCTGGTGCTCCAGCCAGCCCCCCTGCCGCCGGTAGCCGGGCGGCAAGTCGTTGGGGTTCACCTGGTTCGCGACCAAGCCAAGCTGGAATGGCGAGGTGATCTTGCCGTTGTGCGGGCACGCGGCGCAGACGCCGGGGCGCTCAGCGTCGAAGGTCGCGCACAGCGGCGCGCCGAATGATTTCTTGGCGTGCTCCGCCGCGACGAGATCGACCTCGGCGTCGGTCTTCGCCTGATCGTAGGTCGGGTGCAGGTGCCCGACATCGTGGCTCCAGGTGCGCGCGTCCTCGCAGAAGAAGGCGAGCGTCAGCAGGGCGCGCCAGAGCTGCCGCCCGTCGTGCTCGCCGTGCTCCTGGAGCGACTGCTGGACCTGGGCGCAGTTGTTCGCGATGAGGGCGAAGTCGCGTGGCCTGGCGCTCATCCCTGCCCGCGCGTTCGCCGCCATCGAGGTGGGCTTCTGAAACGCCGCGCTCGGCTTTGGCGCACTACGGTAGTGGGTCTGGGCTTGCAGCGTCGGCAAGAGGTCGGTGTAGTCGCCGCCGTCGATCAGCGAGAAGCACGGTGCCGGGTTGGCCCGGTCCTTGTAGTTGAAGGTTGCGACCGGGCGCAGGATGCGCGCGGCGTCCGCGACGACACCGATGTCGCCCTTAGCCCCGTGCGCGACCAGCGCCGCCTTGAGCGCCTCGGCATAGGGCTGCCACTGCGCCACGGGGAGCGCGTCGGTGAAGGTCCAGTAGAGGTGCACGCCGTAGCCCGACTTGACCCACACGTTGGGCAGCGGGATGCCGGTCGCCCGGCTGAAGTCCTTCGTCCAGTGCACCACCTCGTTGATGTCGGCGAAGACCTTGCTCGGGTCCTTGCCGTCGCCGGCGCGCTTGATATCCGCGTCGAACCAGAACGATTTCAGCGCCTCGGCGTTTGCCTGGGTGCGCTCGCCACGATAAAATTGCCGCTGGCTTTTGGCGTTGGTGTGCAGCGTCGCTGTCTTGTAACTGGCGACGGCGTACCATACGTCCATGCTGGCGATGTCGGATGCCCAGCGCGCAAAGGTTGCCGCGTCGGCAACATTGTTTCGAGGGAAGAACCGGTGACCGAGACCTTTGTCACCCTTGAACGCGACAGCGAGGAAATTCCCCGGCGCGACCATACGATCTAGAAACTGCTCTAGGCTCATCATTCGGGCCTCGGCAGATACGAAGGGCGAGCGGCGGCAACCGCTCGCCCTTTAATTTTGAACTAGCCGGCGGCGTCTTGAAGCAGATCGTCGATCGCTTCCTCAAGATCGGGCGGCGCGGCGGCGGGCGTCTGGGTCGCGGAGGCGACCCGGCGCTGGCGGGTTGCAGCGGGTTTTGCTGCGGCTGGCGCTGCTTGCGGCGCAGTTCCGGCGGGCCGGGTTGCGGCGGCGAAGGGGTTCTTCACTACCGTAGTGGCTGCCTCGGGCTCGGGCGGCGGCTCCGGCTCCGGTTCCGGCGCGGGCTCCGGCGGCGGGGGTTCCTGGATCGGCGGGGGCTCCGCTGCCGGCGTCGACGCGGCGCGTCGCAGGGGCGTGACCGTCGCGCTCTGCATCGCGGCGGGTGGCTTGCCGGCGATCTCACCGGCCGCCCCCGCTGCGGGAGCCGACTCGATAGGTCCCGCGTCGAACAGCATGCGCTCGATGAGCGGGTTCTGCATGACGTCGACCACCTGCTGCGCCTGATCGTCGTTGAGAAATCCCAGCGCCTCGAAGACGATCTTTGGGTACGCCACGTCGTAGTCGAAGCTGAGCTTGGTGCCGACCCACGGCACGTCGGCTCCCTTGCGGGTGAGGAAGTCGGCGTAGTTCGCCAGGTTGGGCAGGCTCGTCGGCGGGATGCGCAGCAGCATCGGACCGCCGAGGCTCTCGTTCTCGATGTCGAGCAACGGCACGATGGCGATGCGCCGGCTGTCCTGGCAAGACTTGGCCCGCTTGCCGGCCTCGGTGATCCGCGAGCCCCACTGGTTGTGCGGGCAGGTGCCGCAGGTGGCGTTCTGCTTTTTCGGCGCGGCGGCGTCGGGGGCAACGCCGTCGAGCGAGAAGCAGTCTGGCGCGCTGTCGTCGCCCTCGGTGTAGGATTTGGCGTAGTAGATTTTCGAGACCGACGGCGCGACCCCGACGATCACCACCTCAAGCTCGGGGATCGGGCGGTTCTGGCCGTCCCGCAGCAAGGTCTCCTCCCCTCGATGCTTTAAGCGCCAGCTCCTCCCCTTGTAGCCGACGACCGCGAAGCTCGCCTGGACGCCAGCGCGGGCGGCGTCGAGCATGCCTGATCGTTGGCGGTTGGCGAAGGCGGCGGGGATGTTTCCGCTAGCGTCGAAGGGGACGAGATTGCCTTGCATGGGGGAGGTCCTATCGTTTGGGATACGAACCTCATATTATAGCTCTTATGATGCGCGGACACGCAAGACCACAGCCTGAGAAATCTTTACGCCCGGAATTGGCTTCTTGGTCTCCTCGATCACCGAGAGCGCCGCGTTCTTCGCGACCCTGGCTTCCAGCAAATCCCACTGCCGGGAGTCGCGGATGTAGTCGAGCGCCTTAGTCCAGTCCTCGACCGAGACGGTGGTCGCGCTCTGCTTGAAGGCGGTGCCCTTGGGACCGTTGATCGAGTCGAGCTTGGTATCGTTGAGGTGGCGCAGCAGCTCGTTCTCCAGCCGCAGCATGGCGTCGATATAGGGCGTCAGCTCCTTGACGTGACGCCCCTTGATCTCAGCCGACTTGTTGCGCAGTAGGATGTACTTCTCGATCATCTGTGCTGGGGTCATTCGTCACCTCCTAGTTGACCTTCGTCGGGTCGACCAACAGCCCGCCAAACGTCGGCGACACGAGGCGATCCATCATCGTGCTGCCGCCCATCTTGGTAAAGCTGGCGTAGCGCCCGCGCTCGTTCCGGTCGAGCCGCCACGCCGTCGAGCGAGCATCGCCCGTACGATCCTCGGCGTAGAGCGAGAGCACGTTGACCCGCTCGGGGTGGTCGCGTGGCATCACTGTCGGGTTTTGCCAGTCCTCGTCCTTGGCTACGGACGCGGCCCACGCCTCACTCACCACGCCATACGCCTCGACATCCTTGAGCATCTCGACCATGAACGCCCCGGCGCAGCCGATGAAGATTTCCTTGGACATCTGGTCGTGCCACGGCATCTGCAGGTCGCCCATCGCCTTACCGTCAGCGGTGAACGGCACGATAAAGGGGCACATCACGTCGCCTTCCGATTGGCGCAGCAGCCGCTTCTTTGCTCGCTTGAAGCAGTAGGTTTCGACGATGGTGTAGAATGCCTCGTGCATCTCACGCCGTGCCCCTCACCTCCGGTTGTCCCTCGAACCGGGCGATCATCTCCTTCATCAGGACCACGATGTCCTCGCGGCTGACCCCGTTCGACATGTAGTTGCAGCGCCCGGTCATGTCGTCGCCGATCGGAAACACCATCAGGCAGTAGCCGATCTTGCGGTCGGCCCCCCTAGCGTCGTCGTTAAAGAAGTGGTCGATCGCCGATGCGACCGCCATCATCTTCGCGTGGTATTCCTCCTGGACCGGCGCGTCGCCGAGGCGCTGCTCGGGTGCCAGGTTTTCGTAGACTTCACGCGACGTGCGCCGGCGGCGTTTCGCTTCACCCATCGTTAACCTCCACTACGGTAGTGAGCCACTATCTCGTAGACCGCGACGAGCGTCGGCCATGCCCACATCATCGCGAGTATGGCCCACAGGGTCGCGAGCACGCTGAGCATCCGCGCCAGGACGACAAACGCTCGGGCGAGCTGAGCCTGGGCGTGCGACAGCGACGTCATCATCGCAAAGAGATCGAGCACCGGGTGCGTCGGGACCCAGCCGTCGAGTACCTTGTCGCCGTCGGGGAAGCGATCGACGGGCTTAGCGCGGACCAGTCGCCATAGGCTTACCCTCATGGCTCGTCCCTATAGTGCTTAGCTGGGTAGGCACGGCGCGCGACGAGCACCGTGTCGGTGCCGCAGAGCTTGGCGACGATGTTGACGACGTGTGGCCGGTGCTTGGCGTCTACCTCCTGGGTAGCGACGATGGCGAGCCGCAGCAGGAACCGCCGCTCCTCATCGGTGAGGGGTTCTTCGATCACGGCCAGCCTCCGCGATCCGGCCAGACGCCGTTGTGGGGAATGCGCTGAGCGACGCAGACCTCACCCCTGATCCGGGCGACGTTGAACCTGGACCCACAGGCGGCGCACTCGATGTTGACTGAGAGCCCGCCGGCGGGACCGCGCAGGAAGTCGAACCGACCGCAGTCGGGGCAGATATGGTCAACCAGACTTTCGAGACCGGTCTCGATCATCAGCTCTCCGATCCATGTTGATGATGGCACGGCGCGCGTTGCGGATCAGCTCGCACAGCGGGTCCTTGATCCACTCACGATCGGGGATGGCGAGCAGTTCGAGGAGCGGCCCGAACTTCAACACCGAGGCGCACCCGATGCACAGAGTGAAATCGCCGGGGCTTGGTGGTGAGTCGTCGAGCACGATGTTCATCGCTGCGTCGAGCGACCTGCCGCACCACGGGCAGAACGACTCCCTGATGCGGAAATCCCTCACCGCCGAACCACGTCCAGGTTGACGGTGAGTGGGTTGCTGCGCAGGTTGCGGTTGACCGCCCGCAGGATGCCCTGCGCGAACGCCCGCTCGCTGCCACGCCCTTCGAGGGTGACGACGACCTTCATGCTCTGGAGCAGTTCCTCGTAGCCGATATGGACAAGGCGTGCCCGCCAGCGGTCGTCGGCGAGGCTCTCGCCTCTCGGCATGCGGCGTTCCAAGGCGTGGAAGCCTTTGATCAGCCGCCCGGTCATCGCGCGCCCGGCGCAGACCTGCGCCAGGACTGGGAACACCCGGTGCATCGCGGCGGCGTTGGTGTTGATGCAGTTGAGAAAGTCCGAGACGGCAGAGATCGTGCCGGGGCCAGCCGGCGCGCCGATCCGGCGGCTATGGGCCTCGGCGAGGCGCAGCGCCTCGATCGCGGTCTTGTCCTCGGTGGTGACCAGCGCCTTGAACTGATCGGCGAGCGTTGGCATCCGCCGCTCCGTGTTGGCGGCGAGGAACCCGGTCGCCTCGTCGACCACCGTGTCGAGCGCAAAGACGATGCAGGGTAAGTCGGTGATGGTGGTCAAGTAGGTCGACGACTTCCAACGGTGCTGTCCGTCGATCACAAAGAACATCTCGGAGTTGGGACGTTGACTGACCTCGATCACACCGCACGACACCCATGACCAGTTGGCGGCGATGCGCCCGACCAGCCGGTCGTTGAGCTTGCGCTGATATTCGGGGTCGATGTGGAGAAGCCGCTTGTCGATCCACCGCATCTCGCCGGGTTCGTTCTTGATCGGCACGAACGACCGCTTGAAGCGCCCGGTGCGGGCTCCGGTAAGGACCGTACTGGCGGGGCTTAATACGGACTTCGTATCCTCGGCGCGCGACAATAGTTCGACCTCTGACATGTGGTTTCCTCCCGTCTCAAAACTCAAGCTCCTGCGCACGGAATAATTCCAGGAGCATCCCCTGGAATGTACCACGTTCTTGTAGGCGCTTGTAAGACAGTCTCTCCACCGGAGACCCTACCAAATGCGCGACGATAGTCTTCGATGTTTGGCCTGGTCTTATAATCCTCGCGTTGGCTTGTTCATATGTCTCAAAGTTATTTACTGGGCCGAACCAAACAATAGTGTTCGCTGCCGTTAATGTAAGCCCGTGCGACATGCAGCCAGGATGAGCCACAATAGTATGAGGCTCATAATCTTCTTGGAACGACCGGAAGATTTTGTTGCGCGCACCGACCGGCGTCTGTCCGTGCACGACCGCGATCGAGGTATGCTTTTGCAGGAACGTCGCGACACCTTCGAGTGCATGGATAAATGGCACGAAGACGATCACCTTGCGGCTGGTCTGCTCGACCAGCTCGGCCAGGGTCTGCAGCCGGTTGTCGTTGGGCAGCTTTGTCACGCCTCTGGCGTCGGTGTAGATGTAGCCCAGCGAGACCTGCAGCAGCTTCGACTGCAGCACGCCCTCGTTGACGGCGGTGATGCTCTCGCCCTTCTTGGTCAGCATCGCCATCTTGTCGAACAGCAGCTTGTAGGCGCGCTTGGTCTCGGGCTCCAGGTCAACCTTGTGCGTCTGGTAGATCGTCGGCGGCAGCTCGGTCACGTCGGACAGCGCGAAGCGCACCGAGGGCTGCATCTGGTCGAACACGATCTCGCGCGCTTGCGGGCGGTTGACCCATTTGAACCCGGTGATCTGGCGCATCGTCATGTCTTTGAACCGGGTCATCGACGTTGACGTGCGATCGGGGGTGAGCAAGCGAAGCTGCCCCCACGCGTCGGTCGCCGCCTTGGGGATCGGCGAGCCAGTCAGCCCCCAGACATACTGCACGCCCTTGCCGGCGCGCATAATCTCGTTCGCCGCTTTCCACAGGTCGGTCGACTTGTTGCGGAAGGTGGCAAGCTCGTCGATCACGAAGATGTCAAAGCCGCGCTTGACGATCTGGTCGCGCAGCAACGACAACCCGTGATGGTTGATGATATAAAAGTCAGCATCCTCGGCGAGGCGTTCGAGCCGCTGCTTGCGGTCGCCATGCAGCACCCGCACGCGAGCGAGCGGCAGTAGCCGGAACAGCTCGGCTTCCCAGACAGGGGTCAGCGTCGAGAGCGGCGCGGTGATCAGCACCTTCCCTACCTTCGCCGCCTTGCGCAGATAGTCCGCCGCCCAGATGACCGCACGCGTCTTGCCGGTCCCGAACTCGTTGAGCACATACGCTCTGGTGCTCTCGGTCAGCAGCGCCGCCGTGACCTTCTGCGTCTCCCACGGCTTCTGCCCGCCGGCCCACTTGTAGCGCGTGAGGATCGGCGCGGGCACCGGCACACCCAGGTTGCGCGCGACCTTCGCGGGCTCGTGCTCGTTGGGCAGCAACAGCATGCGCTCGCCCTTGAACGGGAACTCGCGAGCCTGCGGGATCACGCTCGCCAGGTCGGCCCGCCACGGCACGACAATGTGGTTGGTGTCACTGGTCACAAACAATTTCTTCAAGCTCCTTTAAGTACACGCGCCGTCTCGCCATCAAGGTCGGCTCGACCAGCTCGACGATCTCGCCGCTGAACGACAGTTGCAGCTCGCCGCTGCCCAGCTCCATCACGAAGAACGGTTCGCCGTCACTACGGTAGTCAGCCATCGGTCCAGCTCCTCCAACCCATCGGGTCCGTCGATGACAAAGACGCGCCCGCCGGCGCGCTGCATCTGCTCCATCGTCAACTGCTGTCGGGGCGTCAGCACCGCGCCCTTGCGCTTGGTCTCGATGGCGAACCCGAAGCCGCTGGCGAACCCCATGTAGTCGAGCGCGCTGCGACCGTAGCCGCCGGGCACCGGCATATAGGTGTAGACATCCTCGCCGTAGCGCCCCAGCACCGCGCGCACCGCCGCCTTGACCTTACCCTCGGGGGTCATAGCGCCACGCACAGGTGGGTGATGAACTCGATCGGCACCCGCGCCGCGCCGTACTGGCCGTTGGGCAGCACCATATCCCCCAGCCGCACGTCGAAGGCGCGTCCATCCTCAGTGGTGAACGTCGCCTTGGTCGCGAGATAGTAGGGGTCGGTGCTGATCTCGACAGCGACCCGCCGCGCCACGCCCTCGGGGAGCTGTTCGAGGATCGCTAGGATGATCGGGTGTCCTTTCCCGGTCACCGATACATCCGCCATGACTGGCGTGAACGTGCGGCCTGGGAACGCCGGGCGTGGGATGAACATGCTATCCATCAGTGCGTCCCCCTGCCGTGGTACGGGCAGCTCAGCACCGCGCAGTACCGCTTGCACAACCCGCCGGGGCGCGGCGGGAACTCCTGCATCTCGACCGCCATCTGCAGCTTGGTGACGCGCGGCAGTATCTCCGACCAGATTTCGCTCAGGTCCTCGCGCACGAACTCCGCCCTCTCGGCCCGGTCGTGGTTCATGAACAACAGGCGCGCCTTCACCCGCTTGATGCGCTTGTCGTAGTGCATCACCGTCGCCGACATAAGCTGAAGCTGCGTCACGTCGGCGCTAGGCTTGCCGGTCTTGTAGTCGATCACCGCCGCGACACCGTTGTTGATATTGCAGAAGTCGATCATCGTGCGGAACCACACGCCCTTGCCGAAGTAGTCGACCGGCTTGAACTCACTGGTCAGCGCGAGGCGCTGCTCGGCATAGATTTCACCCGGCAGCGCGGCGAGCTTTGACATCACCGTCTCGTGCTGCAGCAACGGCAGCGGCAGCTTGGTGCCCTTGCGGATGTAGTTCTCGAACGCCTTGTGCGCGACGTGCCCCTCGGCAAGCTGACCCGACTCCGGCTCCGCCACATCCTTGGCAATGTCGTAGTGGTAGTGACGCTTCGGGCACGTCTCGTAGTTCTTGAGGCGCGAGTAGCTCCAGGTGAAGGGCGCGCTCATGTCGATGTCCATAATATTTTCGGCGACAAATTGCTGCTGCGCGCCGACCGATACCCGACATTGCCGATATAGCCGGCGCGCCGAGCCCGCTGCATGACAGCGCCCCACGCCCGGTCGTCGGGTGCCTTTGGCAATCCGCGTTTCCACGCCCAGTCGCGCACGTCTTCAGTCAGGAACGGGTCGTCGGGATGCCTGCTGGCGTACTGACGAACCGCTTCAAGCGCCCAATCCGACCAACCGTCTACAGCGTGGTCTGCGTGTTCGACCGCGCGCTCAATGCCGATGTCGCGAAGCGCCTCTGCGTCGGGATAGGCAGTAGTTCTATTCATCGCAGATACTCCTCCGGTCCTGCGTCGTGGTGTCGTTGAAGTTGTTCTCTGATGCGACGGGTCTTCTCCAGGATCGGCACCATCAACTTACGCCGACGAACCAAAGCAAAGGGGTTGATGATCGCTCGCTTTGGCGGTGGCGGCGGAACGGGCGGTAGCAACTGCAGCCGTCGCGGTCTGCGCGGTGCGCGGGGTATCGGTGGCGGGAGTGGGTAGCTAAGTTTTGGGTCGCGGGCCGCTCTGATATCGCGTTCTCTAGCCCGCGCCTGCCACCATGCTTCCCACTTCCGGTGTTCGCGTTCCTCATATTCCCTAAGCTGTTCCTCATCCAAGGCGGTGGTGATGTAGTAAGGGTGGCGGCGATGAAACGCCGCTAGGCTGTCCTCTGAACTGTCGATCACAGTATTGACCGGGGCGAGCAAGCACCCGGTATCGGCAACGCTGTCCAAGATGTCATCGTAGTTATCGAAGTATCGCTGCATGTCCTCGACCTCGGGGTACGAGCTGCCGGCAGAGAACCTGTACTTTCGGGTCACAGGTTCACCCCTCTCTCCGCGTCGTGAAGTGTCACGCCCCACCCGCCCTCGCTGGCGAGCGGCAGACCCTCGGCCCAGTCGGGCGTCACCGCGAACTCGTGCTCAAGCTCGATGTCGAGGTCCTCGGCTTCGCTCGCCGGCACGCAGTAGTCGAGGCTGTCATGGGTCGAGAGGAACGGGTGATGCCGGGTGTTCTGGTAGACCCGCACCGCGATGTCGGTGACGATGATCCGCGCCAGCGCCTGTGACACATTCTCCACGGTCTTCGCGCCGTAGAGTTTCTGCTGGCCGCCGTACGGGTCGTCGTAGCAAATCTCGATCTTGTTCTCACTACGGTAGTGACGGATGTTGGGGTAGCTGATCTTGAGCCCGCTGGGCAGGATGATGCTGTCGTGGTCGGGCTCGATCGGTATCCGGGCGAGCAGCTCCTGCGCGTCGCTCTCGCCGTGCCGGCCTATGCGCCTGCCGATGACGGCCCCCAGCACGCCGTCCATCGCCCGCCACAGCATCGGCACCTCGGCGTAGAAGGTGCGGTACTGGCGGACGATGCGGCTGGCTTCGAGGCTCTCGATGCGGTAGCTGATCCCGCCGTTGCCGATGAACAGCATGTGCTGGAACCGCGACGCGCCGCAGCCATAGCCGAGCCCGAGGATCGCGGTCTTGCCGACAAAGCGTTCCTTCACGTCGTCGCGGGTGACGTTGCGCCCGTAGACCAGGGACGCGAACTCGCTGTACACGTCGCGCCCGCCGGCGAAGGCGTCGAGCAAGGGCCAGCAGCACGCCAGCCAGGCGACCATGCGCGCCTCGATCTGGCTGGCGTCGCGATGCACGATGCGATACCGGGGCGGAGCCTTGATCGCCTTGCGGATCGTCGAGCCCCGGCGGAAGTTCTGCCAGTTTGTTCCACCGTCCCCTGATAGGCGATGGGTGCGCGCCCCTGAATACTTGAGCGGCACGACGCCCCAGCCCACGCCCTGCGTCGGCCAGCTTGTGCGCGCCAGCCGCAGCAGATGCCGCGTGCGGGTTTCCTCGATGGTGGATTTGACCGACAGCCGCGCGGCGAGAAGTGTTTGCACCGCAATGGGTTGGGTCTCGTCGACGCAGAGTTCCTTAAAGGCCCAGTCATTTTTAGCGATGGCTGGAATAAGATCGCCAGTGGTTGGCGACCGCTTCATCGGCACCTCGACGCCGTAATCCCGCAAGAGCTGAGCGAACTTTGCGTTCGAGCTAAACACGCTCTTGTCGATCGTCGCCTCGATCTCGGCGAGCACCGCCGCCTTCTCGGCCTCAACCTCGTCGAGGTGTTGCTTCAGCACGGCTTCGTCGAGCAGCACCTGGGGCATGATGAACATGCGCAGCACCAGGTCGATGAGGCTCAGCTCCCTGGCGCTGAAGCAGCGGCGCATGAGGTGGAAGATGTCGTAGGCGTTGTCGTTGTCGCGCGCGCAGTAGACGCGGTAGGCGTGCAGCTCGTCGGGCATGAAGTCGCGCAGCCGCTTGCCGATCGCGCGCACCACCTCGTCGCCCTTGGGCGGCAGCCCGAGGTAGCCGCTGACCGCCTTGAGGCTGGAGCGCCCGATGTTCCAGTGCGTCGTCGCCCGTGCCATCGACAGCGTGTCGAGGTACATCCTGGGCACGTAGCCAAAGCGCCACGCCAGGATCGCGCCGTCGAAGCGGGTGTTATGGCTGAGCCACGCGGCGCTCGACCAGTCGATCTCCGCCAAGGCAGCGGCGACCGCATCGCGCCCGACATGGGTGCGCGTCGGCCCGCTGCCCAGCTTGAGCCCGAGCATGATGGTCTCGAACCTGGGATCAAGGATGTACTCGACCTCGCTCATTTTCGAGAGCGAGTACTCCTTGTCGTAATAGGTCTCGAAGTCGCCGCTGACGATCATCGGCGGACTGCCATACTATGATTTTTGTATTATCAACCCGTGCCTTTCTCCCAGTCAACCACCTCAACGTCGACCTGGGCGTTTTCCGCCGGCGACGCCGGGATCATCCGCGCGCTGGCGAGCTTGCCGCCGATGACTTCGAGCTTCTCGATGTTGTCGAGATACCAGTCGTACGATCTGCCCTTCTCCGGCCAGTCGTATATCACGAGCTTGACCGAGGGCAGGCTGCGCGCCCGCCGTGCCCACTGCTCGCCCATGTCGAGCAGCACGTTCAGGAAGTCGGGCCAGCGCGTGTAGATCGACGCCACGCTGTCGCCGCAATGGTCGTCGAGGAACTCCCGCACGATCCGCTTCATGTTCACCGCCATGCGGTGCTGGCGCACTGTCGGGTTGAGCCACTCGACAAAGCTCGCGCGCTTCTTCTCGTCCAGCGCGTCCAGGTTCAAGATCGTCATGTCGTTGTTCCGGTAGGGAAACTCCGGTCCCCTCAATTTACGGAACAGCAGCTTCGCGCTTACGGTGACACCATTCCCGCCAGGGAGCCACACGGTGAGATGACCCGTCGTCGGTATGTAGTAGCTACTGTTCCGCAGGTGTGCCAGCGCAGCACGATCGGCCTCGGTGGTCGTCGCCAGTTGCACGTCCCCATTGGTCAGCGGGCAGCCCGCGCGGTGCAGGTCGTAAGCGCGCACCAATAGCTTGTCGGCGTGGCTCTTGATCCGCTCCTTACCGTTCGATGTCAGCTTATAATTTGTCGTCGTCATCTTTTGGCTCCATAGTCTGGTTGCCCCTGGTCACCACAAAGAACCGGGGGTGGTTGGGGTGTAGTTCACAAGTGCACATGTAGTGACCGGACATCCCGTCGAGTGACATGTACAGCATCTCGACGGTAGCCAACCCGCCAGCAGCGCGGTTGGCGATCTCCTGGCCGATTACCTCGGCTGCCTCGTTCATCCATTGCTTCACTACGGTAGTGCAGTCGTCGCAGTGAAACTCCCACCACGGAGCGTCACCGGGTTCATGCACTCCTATGTCGAGTGTCATATGTCACCTCTCGCGATCAGCTTGCGCTTG